GTCCCGTCACAGGGTTCTCATACACCACACGCTGTGCTGTTGGATAAAGTTCCTTAAGCATCTGCCAAGCGAATGCCCATGATAAGTACTCGACCTTTCCTTTGGTCTCTACCTTGTCTCTTACGTTGATAGCGTTCAACGTAGCGAAAGCTGTCTGTTTTTTCTCTGCCATTTTATTTGATTTAATAGGTTACAATTTTACTGAGCGCTCGATGTCGCTGATGATTTGAGCGTAGTCTGAATCCTCTGAGATGTTCTTCTCTATCTTACGAACACCATTGTTAATAGCGCTCTGCTGAATAGACAACCCTCGCTCTGCCATGTAGGCCTTAATTGAATAGGCCGGAATCGGTCTGCTTGTGCAGAGATAGAACAACATATGTCGTGCGTCGACCATCTCTTGCTTCCTTGAACGTACGAATAACTCCTGCTCTTCCACGCGGTAAAGCTTGGCGATTTTGGATACGTACTGATTGAAAATTTCGTGCTTCATTTGATTTAATTTGAGTGTACAAAGATAGTTAAGTTCTTGTTAAGTTGTACAAATGTTAATAACCTTTTTTCCATATGTTAACCTCGTCGTCAACCTTAAGATTGTACACCTGACGAACCACTTCGTTGAAGTCTTTCGACATTAACTCGACGGTGACACCCTCGAAGACGGTCTGATAATAGTACGCCTCATGCGGCTCGTCGCCGAGCAATTGGATGTACTCGCCGAGCATGAACATGATGATCGTGGTGCACTCTTTCTGTAGTCGGATACTGAAGTACTCGCTCTCGAAATCTTCTCTGTCGATAGCGCGAGCGGTAGAGATAAAGTCTTCCAACTCAATGCGCTTCTTATCCATCAGCCTTTGCAAGCGTTGGATGTATAACTTGTCGGGATACGTTCTTGATTTCTCCCTGAGAATGTCTTTGCTAACTGCTTCCATGATTTAAGTAAGGATTAAAGTAAATAATAAAATAACAAGGATGATGTTGATGTAAAACCATAGCATGATATACATCGGTGGTTTATGGTAATGCTTCATAGGATAATGAAGACACCACTCACTCGTCGTCGTGCAACAGAACAGACTTGAGGTCACGCATCGGGTATGAAACTTCATCGTCTTGATAGTAGTTCTCCGAGATATACCTGAAGAACACAGCCTTCTGAGGTACTGATAGTTGGTTGAATAGAACTCTTGACTCGTCGATGTCGGTGTCAATGATGCTGTATATAATCTCGAAGTACTCTTCGATAGTTGAAATGTCGTGAGTGAGTAGTGTCTGCTTGGTTACCATTTTCTTTCTTTTGCCTCCAAATATCGGAAATAAAGTTCAACATTAAATGAACCTCCTTTATCTCCACATTGAGTCAAAGTCTGTCCTCTCCAAAAGCGGATGTATTGCATCATCTTGGATGGCTCTTCGTAGTTTCTCTGTGTCATGCGTCTCGTAGTTTACAAGCGTATTCATAGTCCTCCTGCTCCAATGCGTGAGCAAGCATCTCATCCACCGGAGCGAAGTTGACACTCAGCGTCCAATGTACTCCGTTGGTGGGAATCTTACCACCGCAGTGGCACAGGAGCATCTCACGTTCGGATGGTGAGTTGGTTACGTTAACCATCTGCGAGCCGCAGTTACTGCACTCAATGGCATCGATTACTGAGTATACCTCACCCTTCTTTCGAGGTTGGCATCGGTCCAACACATTGGGTGGTGTGTTGGTTAGGGCGACTATCTTATCGCTGATTTTAAACTTTTTATCCATTGAGTTCTATATCTATTTGGTAATTACCTTGCTTAGACAGGACTGTTACCATCATGTGCTGCTTGTTTATCTTGATGTCAAACGCATAGGTGTGGTCGTCGGTGCTGAATACCAAAGATAATGATTCGAAGCGTACGTCAATGGTCGCGCAGAACTTTCTGTAGTCATGCTCCCAACAGATAGGGTAGATGAACTCGTCGGCAGCCTGAAGACTGATGACAAAGTTCTTCACTTGGTGTAACGTGTAGGCTTGGGTCTCGTAGATAAGGTCAAGCATACCCTCTTCGACTTCAATGTACTCACGCGACTTGTCAATGTCGTAGATGTAATTGATGAAGTCGTCGAGCGACCCGAATATCTTAGCGTACCCATCCTTGATGTATACCTGTATCGCGTTACCGCAGTTGTCGTGACGTACCTCATAGATTTCGTCAGCTTTTCTTAAGTGCTCGTTGTGTGTCATAGCGCTGTTGGATTGATTAGTACATTTAGTTCCACCCTGTAGTCATGGCCCACTCCACCCGCCTCGTAGTGCGGATGCCCGTCGACCATCTCCATGGTATACTTGTAGCCAAGTGAGTGACACATGGTCTTGAACTTGAATACGGCCTTCTCTAAACTTAGGAAGACATAAGAGTCACCACCTGTGATGTGCTCTTGCATTGGTTTCTTGCTTACAATGATCATGATTCCTTATTTCTTACGTTTTGCATAGCGAGGTTGTTAATGAAGCGGGTCAACTCGTAACCTCGGCATATGTCGTAGCCGTTTAGCGCCTTGTCGTTATCCTTGATTGCAAAAGCCACTAAGGCTTCGTACGTCTCATCATTTAGAATAGTTCTGTACTCTTCTAATTGGTCGTTCTGCACGGCAATGCCATGCTCTATTGTGAATCCATTTTCCTGTTTCATACTATCCAAATATTACATCTCCGTAAAAAACTGTCTGTAAAATCACGTCAGCCGTATCGCCGTCGTCCTGCTCATTGATGGCGTCCAATAGATGCTTAACAGGTGTGTTCTGCACACGCTCGTGCACGTCAGCAAGCTTGATAGGTGATGGCTCCTCGCCGTTCTCCTCATCGATGAGCGTGAGAGTTCCACCACCTCTGAGTATCTCCATCCACACGTCTTCGAGGCATGGTGATTCACCTTTAGCTTTGAGACGCTGTTTTGCTTCGTAGTACTCGGTCTCGTCGTAGTCTAACTGAAGGCCATAGTGTGCTATCTGATGGCCATTGCATAGTGAGTTGTGGAAGAATGTCTCTGACTCTTCCGGCTTTAATTTAATTGTCATGATTCTATTTGGTATTTGGTTGAACTTATTTTTTTATAAACAGGTAACGTGGCTCTGAAGAGTTCTTGAATCCGATATACATCCATCCATTGAATAGACTCCCATCGCCCACTCTTAGTCATTACATAAAGTCGCCACATATTTGGGCCGCCAAAGTCTCCTGTATCCTTCTCGGCTTTTAAACCGCCTTCGATAACTTCATAGTTTTGTATGCTATTCATGGCCTAAGATTTAAAGTAAAGTTCACCTACTGAAAAGTATCTGTCTACTGACACGTTCTCTACTATGGTGACCATCGAGCCGTTGCGTATACCATCTGCATAGTACTTAGCATACCTGTCACTCGAGGTGTCGAACACCTGCAGTACGTGGGTTGGGTTGACCTTGGTCACACCATACATTGGCGTGTGTGTCAAGGCAATTCGAATCATTGGGAACGTATCGGCCAATATCTGACGATAGTATCCTGTTGGGGCTTTCTCTGCCATATTACTTCTTTTTTATTTGGTTATACAATCTTTGAATTTGATGCTCGGGAAGATGCAAAGCCTCAATGGCCTCGTACTTATACTTGGCGTCTTCAGACTCGTTAAGTTCATGCTCCCAATAGAACGCTTTACTATAGGTATAGTAAGTAATCACAAGACCATCCTCGCGCTGATACAATCTGTCTTTTTCCATATCGTAAAGCACGTAGAGATGTCGCACTGCTGACTCCTCAGCCGTGTACAATAAAAGATGTCCGTAGTCACCGCGCTCATACCAATAGTCGCAGTCGTCAATGTCCCACTCCGTATGGTAGTAATCATCATTGGCATATGCATCCTCAAGTAACTCAGCGTCACTCATATGAGGGTCGTCATACCCATTGGCGCGAAGAAATGCAATGAGGTACTTCTCTTCTGAAAAATGGTGCTCGCCGTCGTAGACAACAAAGCCTGTATGCATACCAACTCCCGTGGCATCGCATCTGCGTGGGAATCTATCTTTCATGATATAAGTGAAAATGATTTTGGGTTAACATCAAGGCAATAGTAATCAGACAACAGCCTGTCACGCTCTCGATTAGATTCTTCGTCATCACAATCTAAGTTAGAAATGCACTCAATAGATTTAGTCAGCATAATCTGCATCTGTTTCATCTTATAGAAGTACACAGCCTCTTGAATTGTGCTGAAGTAAGACTTGCTGATTGAATACAACTCCTCGCTTTGAGCGTCCCAAACTGATTGAACTACAGAGTCGCCTTCGATGGTGAAATATTGGTCACCTTCTTGGAATGGATATTTTTTCGCACTCATGATTTGAATTATTATTTTATATAGTTATTTAAGAACTGCTTGTCGCTAATGAGACGCTCGGCCTCCTGCTGAGACTCGACTGCATAAGAGCGTCGGTATTCAGAGCCATTGACCCAATCGGTTATGTTGAACATCGAGTCCCAACCATTCATATCGAGCCAATAGAAACACACCTCATACTCATGCACCTCAGCAGTGATTGAAGAGAAACGCTGATTGGCCGGAACAATGTTGTCGTTGTCCTTGTTATCGTGGTATTCGTAATAGTAATCAGTAGTGAACATTTCATACTCAGCCTGTTGCTCTTCAGACAATGCATCGAACATCAACTCAGCATCAGGTGAACCTTCGCCATCAGCCTCCATGTCTAAGGCATAGATTCTCTCGAAGTACTCCTCAATAGAGGAGTACCCGAGACTTTGAAGAATCTCTGTTGTGACCATTACGCTTCTTGTTTAGGGTTAAGTAACTCTGTAATCTCAATGAGGAACGAGTCATCTTGAAACGAACCTTCATTCTTGAAGTCACTGCTGTCAACATTCACCTCAGTAGTGATTCGCAACTCACCGCTGTACTCATGCGTGTCGTACTCAATAGACTGATTGAAGTCATAGTTATCCGCGCAGTCCTCGGCATACAGCTTTGCATATTGCTCAGCTATCTCAGCGATGCGGAGAATAACCTCATCATTCACCGCACTCACCTCTTGCTTAGGCATGGCATCGATCGATGCTTGCACCCTCTCGGCAAAGATGTTAATGATTCTACTCACGTCCTCTCTGTTGTAGAACGACCCGCTTAGCGGTGATTGATTGTTTAGTTCAGTCAAGAACTCATTTTTGATTGTTTCTAACATTGTATTTGATTGATTAATTAATTTACTAAATTGAACTCAGTCTGTTTGAACAGACTCACTACGAAACCTGTCTCGTCATATCGAGCTTTGCCCTTGGCCTTAAGACCCAAGACCACAGCGCCACGGACGTCTAACATAAGGTCGTCACGCTCATCGCCATCGACGACGCGGAATCCATTCCACAGCTTTGGTATCTTGTCGAAGACCACAGCCACAATACCGCCTGCATTGAGTACGTCAAGCGCATCGCTCTCGTTGACCTCAGAGCGAGAGAACGTCACCACATACCGGTGACCCGACGCAAGCACCCGACGGCCTGCCTTCTGTTTTATCTTAGTGTAGTCGTAGAAGACTACATTGGGCGCAATCTCATACAGAGCGGTCATCTGCTCGACAAGCTTGACGTCAGACGTGCCGTTGAGACGAACGGCCAACTGCTTGACGTTCTTAGCCCGCCTATTTATCTGCAAGGCCACGCTACTTAAGAATGCTTTGCGGTCACTGAGGAACGCATCTGTCTTCTGTCGTCGTGCATTGGCCACGTTACTGAATACACCACGGCCTGCTGTGAAGAGACACGCAACAGCGCAGCCGTCACTTGCCTTGGGGCACATATTCACGCCGTGTGAATTTTGATTGAGAGGTGCGAGATACAGAATTAACGTGTCTCGTTTGTTCTTGGCTGTCTTCGTGTTCGAATAGCCTTCACTGAGGTACTTTGTCATATTGAATTGAATTAAGGATTTACACTATTAAAAGAGTACACTTGAGTGTACTCATTTTCGTTGTGAGAAACACACGCTTGTTATACGTGCGCTCTCATAACTTTTACAAAGATAATACAAAACTTTGAATTACCAAACATTTATGCAACTATTTTGCATTGCTTTACAGCCTTGTTTATCTCCTTGAACGTAATGGTGTGACAGCCAATCGAGATACTCTCTTTGTTCACGTCGCGTACCTCATACTGCATGAGCTTATCGCCGGACTTTATCTTGCCTGCAGAGAGGTATTCATAGAACATAAGGCCAATTGCAGTTGGTATCTTCACTCCCTGTGAGGTCTCAAAATGATCGAAGTTAAATCTTATATAGTCAAGCCCATTTCGTGTGTATATACTATCCCGCTTGAACTCTCGGAATAGAATCAATTCTTTCTTATGTGCTTTCTCAATTTCTTTTTGCTTAAGACGCTCGGCTTCCCGTGTATATTCCTCGGCTTTCTCCTTGTCTTGAATAGACACTAAGGCCTGCAATTTACTATCCACCTCGATGCCGAAATACTCCGAATACTTTTTCGCTTTCTCTTCAATACGCAACAACTCAGCAATGTACTTCTCGGGTTTTCGCGACCGCTTGAGCAGTTCCAACTGCTCACTCGCTCTCGCTTTCCACCAATTGAAATTCTCAGCGTGAGAGCCGGACGGGAACGGACAGCGTATTTGCTTAATATGTATTGTGGCACTCCATGCATAGTTTATATGCTTAGCCGTCGAATTGCTGTAACTACGTTCGGTGAATAGCAACGTATTCGCATCGGCGAATTTCGCTATACAGAAATGCCGGCCGTAACTGAATAATTCAGTGCCTTCGAAATAGAAACTTCTATTCGAATTCATTGCCTCAGACTGAGACTGAAGCGCAAACAAATGCGCAACGTCGCGATTGCTAACTACTTTTTTCATAATTGAATTGAATTTAGATTATTGATTGAATTATTTTTTCTGAAAGTTCTTCGCTTGAACAGAATACCTCTCCATTTATTCTATATCGGTGGTATCCTGTACCACCGAAACCAATGCTATCTGCTTGCATCCAAATTCCGTTATGGTCGCAATATTCTACTTTATCGCCTTTGGCGAATGCTACGAATAAAGGCAGCAAGACTTTACAAACTTCTTTTGTCATTTTTTTTGGTATTAAATTTTACTTTTGAATCTCAGTCTGTTTGAACAGACCGAGATTATTTTTCACACTCCTTTATTGAAGCGTATATTAAATGAGCACCCGCGCACAATACAAGAAAGATTCCCATCGGGTTTGAATGAATTACGTCAAAATAATTTACCCAAAATAGAGCGCTAATTACAGCGCTTATGAATGAATAGGTTAGGGCGTATAATACCACATAGGTAGATAACACCACAAAGGGCTTGAGAACTTTTTGCATATGAATTGATTTTTGATTATTTACTTTTTTATATCTCAGTCTGTTCAAACAGACTGAGTAATATTTTCGCTATCTGTATTTTCGTTATTCACTCGCTGTTGTTCGCTGCTGTTATAACTTTTACAAAGATAGTACAAAACTTTAGATACACAAACTTTTTGAAGATTATTTTTGAATGAATTCGTTACTCAGCATATGAACAGCGCCCGATATTTTCGCTATTGAAAAAATAGTTAGCGCGACGGCAAAAATGATCATTTCGAAGCGCTACAGCGAAAAAATAGGACCTTACACAGGACAGGACCTTACACAGGGACAGGACCTTACACAGGACAGGACCTTGCACAGCACAGGACCTTGCACAGCATAGGACCTTGCACAGCACAGGACCTTGCACAGCATAGGACCTTGCACAGCACAGGACCTTGCACAGCATAGGACCTTGCACAGCACAGGACCTTGCACAGCATAGGACCTAAAAAAACAGCGCGTTATACGCGCTGGAAAAGGTCTTGATTCAAAACAATAGGGCACAAAAAAAGCGCCCCGCGGGGCGCTTTCCTTTGCTGTTTAACGTCGTCTTATTCGGCGCTATCTGTTGTAAAAAATTCGTGCAAATCCTTAACCTTTTGCGCTTTCTTGTTAGCGGCTTTTTTCTTCGCCGTGCCCGTGCCCGTTTCAACGACAGCGGGCGCGCTATCCATTAGTCCCGAACCTTTCAAGGCCTTAAGCAAGTACGAAACGGCTTCGCCTATCTGTTGCGCGTCGTTGGACGTCTTAAATTGCCCGTCGGAACCAATACGAACCGACACGTTAGAAAGGCCAATTGAGGCGCCCGCAAAAGATAGCGTAAACACGTCTTTTACCTTTTCCACTACAGACGGCGCGCTTTTTTCCGCTTCGCCCGCTTCGCCCTCGCTTGCTTCGCTTGCTTCGCCCGCTTCATTCGTCGGCGCTTCGTGCTTCGCGTCTTTATAAAATTTTATAAGGTAGAAAATAGAGCGCGAAACGCTCTTACCCTCTTTTTCCGCGTCTTCGCACGCTTTTAGATATTCCTCCACTATTTCGGGCTTTTCTTCGATAATATAACCCGCGTTTTTTAGGTCGTTAAACCATTGTTTAGAAATTTTAAAAACGTCTTCGCGTTCAATGAATTTATACATCCCGTCGGTTTCAGCCTTTATAAATTGCTTGCCTTGAATCGAAGTTAACCACTTATGAGCCTCTCGCATAAGGGCCGCCACGCCGCCGCTTCGCGTATCTGTAGACCTTAGCCGCGCGCCCGCTGTTTAACCTTGAAGCGGGCGCGCTTAATTTCTCAGTCTGTTTGAACAGACCGAACCGACGAACCGAACCGAAAAGCAACTCGGTTTCCTGTTTCAAAGTTTTTTTCAAAAATGGCGGGGAGCCCCCACACTGCTATTATGTGATATAATTTATTACCTTTGTTAAAACATTAACACTATGAAAATGAAAATGAAAGGTAGTATTTACCAAGGCGGGGGTGCCGGCATGGGCCTTCCCGTACAAGATGGCCGTTTGGTCAACAATCGTCCTGATGGGATGACAGGTATTCAGCAGATTGCTATGGCTCGTAAAGCCATGAAGCGTGAGGCCAAGATTAATATGGCGGCTGAGGGCTATATGCGTGGCGAGCAGATGTCTGAGATGAATGAGATGATGTCATCTATGATGAATGGTTGTTCATGTGGTAAACCAAATTGTAACTGTTAAATTTAAAGCTATGAATAAGGATCAGATTTTAGGACTTGTGCGTCATGGTTTGACGTTCATTGGGGGTATTGTTTTGTCGAAGGGGTTGATTGAAGAATCGACGTTGACAGAAATTATTGGGGCAATATCGACGTTAATTGGGGCTATTTGGTCTATTTCTGAGAAGACCAAGTAAGGAAGAATTCTCAAAATGGAGGGGGGCTTAAAAAAGTCCTCCTCTTTTTTTTGTCTTTGCGTCGATAATCGACGTTTTTCTTTTCTTTTGCGTCGATTTTAGCGTCGATTTTTTTTTACTAACTAATTGATTATTAATATATTATTCTTTTTATGTCGAAAATGTCGATTTTAAAGTTAAAATATAGTGGAAAAAAAAAGAGAGAGAGGGAAATATATATATATATATATAGGGACAAAAAATCGACATTCGACATAAAGCATCATTTATGATGCTTTCTTGTCCGATTTGTCCCCACCCCCTTCGGGGATACTTTCAGTTGGTTTCAATCCCTAACCATCTTGTCGATATCAACTTTATGGTTTTGGAAAAATTCATGCAGCAATTCGGAGGACTTCCGAGTTCGGCGATGTTTTATTACCGAGTTTGGCAAAGTGGGGTTGGGGATTATTTTCCACTATAAGCCTTATTCTGTAGATTATTTTCCACTATAGGTCGCCATTACTTAATTTTCTCATGAGTTTTGGCGAACTATGCTGTCGCAAAAATATACTATACTTGCGACCAAGTACCCAACAAGCTTGTCACAATTTTTAAAATATATGTGACAGATGTTATAAACCACATTTAACTCGTACCCTTCAGGGTACGGGGTATAGTCTTAACGTAGGGTAACATCCCTTACCGGGTACAAAATCACATTATCGTGTGACTTTTGCGACACAAACGTCAATTTTTTTTATTGATTGACTGCGATTCCGTACTTTAATGTTGTATATTTGTCTCACTAAATTTAATTCAATGGATTCAACGATTGGGTATTCTCCTAAAGATTTGCGTTTCGGTTCTGATGGCAGATCAAAATTAATCAATGGTGTAGCTAAGATGTCTCGTGCTGTTAAGAGTACGTTGGGGCCAAGTGGTAACACGGTGCTTATTGAGTCACCTGAGCATACGCATGGTCTTACTGTGACCAAGGATGGTGTGACTGTTGCTAAGTCGATTCACTTGATTGACCCTGTAGAGAACCTTGCGGTTAGGATGATGAAGGAGGCTGCTGATAAGACGGCTACCTCGGCGGGTGATGGGACGACTACTGCCATTGTGTTGACTGAGGCTTTGGTCTTGTCGGGCAATGAGCTGATGGAGCAGGGGTTAAACCGCACTGAGATGTTGCGATCTTTGGTGGAGCAGAGTGAGAAGGTGGTGGATAAGCTTAAGTCGAGCGCTAAGAAGTTAACGAGCAAGATGCTTGTTGACGTGGCGACTATCTCGGCGAACAATGACAAGGTGGTGGGTAAGATTATCGGTGATGTGTATAAGGGCGTTGGCAAGGGTGGCATCGTTACGGTGGAGAAGAGTCAGACGAGTGAGACATATGCTGAGGTGACTAAGGGGTTAAAGATTGACAGAGGGTATTTGAGTTCTTTGTTCGTGAATAACCAACGCAAGGACGAGTGTGTGTATGAGGATACGATGGTGTTGGTTGCTGACATTGAGATTTCTAATCTCTTGCAGCTTGAGAATGTTTTGAAGCCAATCATTTCTGAGGGTAAGAAGCTGTTGATCATTGCCCCATGTAATACCAATGTGGTAAATACGTTGGCGGCTAATGTGATGAAGGGGAATTTGAAGGTTTGTGCTGTGCCTCCTCCTAACTTTGGGTATAAGCAGCACGAGCTGATGCATGACATCGCTGTTAGCGTGGGTGCTACCTACTTCAGTGAGAAGACGGGTGATGATTTGAGCCATATTAGCTACGCTGACCTTGGCCATGCGGCTAAGATTATCGTCAATGGTGATCAGACTGTGGTTATTAAGTCTAATGTCAAGGCTGACGACGCTAAGATTGCTGAGCGCGTGGAGCAGTTGTGGCAGGCGCACCGCGATGCGGTGAAGAAGAACGATAAGGACTTCATTTTGGAGAGGATAGCGTCACTAACCGGTGGCATTGGTGTGATATATGTGGGTGGTAACACTGATCTTGAGCAGAAGGAGCTGTATGACCGCGTTGATGACGCTGTTTGTGCTGTTCGTTCAGCCCTTGAGGAGGGTATCCTGCCGGGGGCAGGTATGTCGTTGGCTTATATGGTCAATAATACCATTGATAAAGAGCTTAGCAAGGAGCAACGTGTGGCTCAGCAGGTGCTTAACTTAGCTCTTGTGGCGCCGATGACTCAGATCATTGAGAATGCGGGGTTGTGTGTCAACAATCTGTACCATGGCAAGGAGGAGTTTGGTGAGGGTGTCAATGTGAAGACCAAGGAGAAGGGTAACTTGATAGCTATGGGTGTCATTGACCCGCTTAAGGTAACGCGTAGCGCTTTAGAGAACGCTATTAGCGTAGCTGTGACTATCTTGAGTACTAACGCTGTGATTACCATGGCAAGAACATATGACGCGCAATGACAAGAAAGGAGATTATAGACTCGTTTGAGGACGAGGAGCTTTTATTCGTTGATGGCTTTGATGCTGCCATCATCGGTATTGACACTGTCAACTACCGTGTGGTATATAACACTGAGATAATTATTGAGGTGTTGATCTCCGAGGGTATGTCGTATGAGGATGCCCTTGAGCATTTTGGTTACAACATTCAAGGGGCGTATGTCGGTGAGAAGACGCCTATCTACTGTCAAACAACAATACTATGATGTTAAAGGTTGAGGACATAGCTAAGACGTGCCACGAGGTGAACAAGGTTTACTGCGAGAGTATCGGTGACTTCACTCAGTTGCATTGGGACAAGGCTCCCAAGTGGCAGAAGGACAGCGCCATTGACGGTGTTCGGTTCTTGGTCAATAACATTGACGCGACGGCTGAGGATATCCATGAGAATTGGATGAAGGCTAAGAAGGAGGACGGTTGGCGATTTGGTATCGCTAAGGATGAGTACGCTAAGACGCATCCTTGTCTGATCCCGTATAACTTCCTGTCTGCTGAGCAGCAGATGAAAGACACATTATTCATTTCAATTGTAAGATCATTCTACCATGAAGGCAATAGGTAAGAACATTATTATTAAGACCGTTGAGGAGGAGATTAAAACTTCTTCAGGGTTATTGTTGTCGGGTGAGGACGCGAACATGATGCGCTACAAGCGCGGCACTGTGGTTGTCCCGGGCACTGAGGTATTAACTATTAACGCAGGCGATGATATCTACTATGACAAGGGACATGGATATACTATGGTCATCCACGATGAGCAGTATACCATCATACAGGAACGCGACGTGGTCGTGGTCCTTTAGTCCTCAGCCTCTAATCGTTTTTTCCGAATCTCCTGATTCATTTGAGTGATCATCATGCGCTGTACTTTGCCCATGTAGCTCACGTTCTTCCTGTACATCGGGTTGCACTTTGGGTTTTCTGATATCTCCTCACCGTCAAGCTTCTTGTACATATCTGTTATCATTAGCTTGGCTCTGTGCGACATTTTGTACAGCGTGGTCTGCTTACCTTGTTTCTTTCTGAACACTTCGATCCATCCATTTTTCAACAGCTTGTCAAATCTCCTTACGTCCCACGACATGATATTATTGAAGTGTGAGAACTTTGACTTGTTGAAGTACTTCTCGCTGTAGAGAAAGAGCAGCATATCCATCTCCACTTGTGAGATGCCGTACTTCATTTTGGTGTAGTTGCGGATTACTTTCCAATACTTTAGATAATTTGATTTCATTTTATTTTATTATATTTGTCCAAAGTTAAACATACAAAACCAAATTACAATGGCTAAAGATTACAACGCTATCAATTTCAAGAATAAGGACATTGATAGATTTGCTACTAAGTTCGGTCAGCCTGATCCCGGAAAAGGTATTGTCTCTCAAGCAAAAGACGCGATGAATACTATCGCTAATAGTGCAAAGTCTAAAGGCACTATTGACAAGGTGAGAGATACTATGAACACTATCGCTAAGAAAAAAGATGATGATAGTCTTATAGGCGTATCTTTTCAAGAGATTCCTTCTAAAAATAAAGATGAGAGATATTTTGAAACTCCAAGTAAAACAAGGAAACTCATTCTGAAAGGATTTAAAAAGAAGTAACTAATGAACTCAAAAGAATCAGTTAAGGACAATCCTCAAGACATTGCGTTCCGCAATAGTGTTGTTGAACGCTTGTCTACTTTGGAGAGCGACTACACTGCGCGTCGTATTGAGAAGATCAAAGCCGGTAAGGCTTCGTCTATTGCTAAGAAAAACCTTGGTCGTGGTGCTAAGGAGATTGCAGGTCTCGGTGCTCTTCAAGGATTCCAATCAGGATTGGGTAACCCTACAAAACTAAATACAAGAAAATAATGGCTATTGACTACAACGCATTTAACTTCAAGAACAGGGACATTGACAAGTTCGCAAGCAATGATCCTATCATTAGAAAGAACCTATTAGGTCGTGACGTTAAGATCACCACTGAAGGTAACACCAAGACTCGTGAGGTGACGGGTGAGAATGTTGCTAAGACAAGAGTGACTAAGGAACTTAAGTCAGGCGGTTCAAAAATAACTGAGAGTAAGATGAAGATCTCTCCTCGTGAGCAGATGATTGACGTTACCAACAAGACTAAGTATACCGGTGAGGCTGCGAGAAAGAGAGTCCTTGACGTTAACCCTGAGACGAGCAGAACAAAGACTACGTCTAAGGCGTTCTCTGTTGACCCGGCGAAAGCTAAGGAGACGAAGAACACATTGTCTGTAAGAGAGAAGGCTAAGAAGTCTTACAAGGGAAGTAACTTACCGCGCAACTACAACGACTAAGATGGACTATAACGCTATCAACTTTAAGAATAGAGATATCGACAGGTTCTCTACGAGGTTTGGTAACGGTGACCCGAAGAAGAAGGCTGATCAAACGTCAGCTCCTTCACCTGCGATGCCTGAGTTTAAGACTACTGCTCCTAAGTCAACGGAGAAAGATTGGAGAGAACGCTCACGTGTGGGTGCTGCTCTTCATGGCACTCCTTATGCGGGTGGTAAAGACAAAGGTGGTAAGAAGAATATGAATACAGGTGGAGGTAAGAGTACGCTTTGTATCGATAAGTTCGGTCAGAAGAAGCAAGATGAAGAATGTAAAAACCCTAACGCTAAATAATATGGCTAAGAAAATGACAGGTAAAGGCTCTTCATGTGGGAGCACAGGTAAGTCTTCATCAAAGAAGATGATGATGACTTCAGAAAAGAAAATGTATAACACACCAACTAAGAAGAAATAACATGGCTAAGAAAAAAGAAGTTATTGAAGAGCTTACAGTTGAAGCTCCTATTGTTGAAGCTCCTGTAGCTGAAACTCCTATTGTTGAAGTTCCTAAGAAAGCTTCAAGAAGCATTGCTCCTGATGTGGCTAAGCCTCAGCCTGCGCAAGTTGGACACACAACACGTGCGTTCCGTGGCAGATAAGTCATCAATGAAATGCAATAGCCCAAAGCCTTCTGACCGTCCCGGGAAGAAAATGATGGTGAAGGCGTGCTCAGGAGGTCAGGAGAAGCTCCTGCACTTTGGAGCTAAGGGCTACGGCAATAACTATTCAGCTGCAGCTCGCAAGAGCTTCAAGGCGAGACATAGTTGTGACACAGCTAATGATAAGCTGACGCCACGCCATTGGTCTTGTAAGTATTTGTGGAAAGGGCCGGGTGGTCCGACCACCTCTAATCCTTCAAACCGTAAAGGGAAGTACTAAAATGAACTACGATAAAATAAACTTTCGCAATAAAGACGTTGACAAGTTCTCTACCAAGTTTGGTAATGGTGATCCTAAGAATAAAAAATCTATTGATGAAAAGATAGAAGCTGTTGATACCAATCCAAGACTTAACAGAAAAGTTGAGAGAAGATATGAGCGTTTAGATTCTAAGATGGAAAAGGCGCAGGGACATCTTGGCGAGATGAATAAGCTTGACAAGAAGTACGGATACAATTACAAGGCGGCTAAGGAAGCGGGTATACAACCTGATGAGACGGGGCATTGGCCTTCAATTGGGAATGATGGTTTAATTTTAAAAGGACCGAAGCATCCATCAATGGTAAAGACTAAGAAGGTTGAAAAGATTTTAGGTAATAAAATCGTAAAGAAAGACGGTCAGTTATACAGCGTTCCTAAGAATAAATGAAACAGATAATCAAGAAAGCTGCTAAGTACGAGTCTAAGAAATCTTTGGACGGGCCTATGAAGTTCCTCAAGGGAAATGTTATCTCTGCTAAGAAAAATAAGAAATCAAAATAAATTAATATCTTTGTATTATGGAAAGCAAAGGATTGGGAGATACAATCGAAAAAATTACCACAGCAACCGGAATCAAAAAGGTTGTTGAGACTGTAGCTAAAGCAACAGGATCTGAATGTGGATGCTCAAAAAGAAAAGATACATTAAACAGGGTATTCCCCTATAAACCATAAAAAACCATGTCAGCATTTACCTTAATCTACACAAGAGCGGCTCGTGTTTACCCAAGCAACAGAATAAATATACCATATCCTAACTTAGTCCTATCAGGAGTAACTACTTCACTTGGCACAAATCTATTGGTTGATAATACACTTGATTTTTTAGCTCTTGGAATAAAAGTTGGAGATACTGTTTTTAACGTAAGTGATGAAAGGTATGCATTAGTAGTGTCTGTATCTTCTAACGAGTTAAAATTATCTGAGGATATATTTACAACTTCACCTGAAGACTATTTGATTTACCAAGGTGTAAACAACGGTTGTTACATTTATGTTCCTGTTCAAGAAGGGGATTTTTTTTTAGATGTCGAGACAATTGGTGGTGATCAAGTTATTTTCCATAATCCTCCTGCAGGAGTTCTTCCCGTGCAGGTAAAGAAAGTATTGCAAGATACAACAGCTAATAAACTCGTTGCTCTTTGGTAATATGAAAACTCCTCAAGAAATACAAGATAGCATTGCGGCAGCAGGAGCATCTACTTCTGTTGTTACGGCAATAGCTGCTAAGGCTACTGAGTTTCAGCCAATCATATCTGCAATGTCAGGGTTGATAGCTATTATCACCGGGCTTTTTGCTATATTATACTATGTAAAAAAAATCAACTCGACTAATGGTAAAGGTTCAGAAGGACGCAACTAAACTCGTTAAGCCTAAGGTTGCAAGACCGGGCGTGCATTCAAAGACTACCACTTCAAAATTGAAGTCAAGTAAGAACTACAAGAAACAATATAAAGGTCAAGGGCGATGAATCTATCACAACACTTTACTTTACAGGAGATGACCTTCAGCCCTACGGCTATCAAGAAGGGTATTGACAATACGCCTAATGCTCAGTCTTTAAAAAATCTTCAGGCTTTATGTGAGAATATCCTTGAGCCACTACGTGCTCATATCGGTGGTCCTATCAAGATCAGCTCGGGATACAGATGTGAGGTGCTAAACAGCCTTATAGGCGGAGCTAAATCAAGTCAGCATAAGTTCGGTCAGGCAGTTGACATTGACCTCAAGGATAAGTGCGCTGAGGCGTTCAAGTTTATCAGAGAGAACCTTGACTACGATCAAATCATTTGGGAGTTTGGAAACGACAAGCAACCTGATTGGATTCACGTTTCGTTTTCTACTAAGAGTAACCGTAAGAATGCACTAAGAGCAATCAAATCAAATGGCAGAACAAAATACATTCCTTTCCAAGCTTAAGCGCAAGGACAGAAAGAAATTCAAGGATACCAAGGTAGGTATCTTTCTTAAAGAAAAAGCACCCGAGATACTCGAGACAGTGGGCGACCTACTGCCGGATGCCGGCGTTCTTGGCGTAGCTAAGAATCTTATCAAGATGTCAGACAAGCTTACCCCCGAGGAGAAGGAAGTTCTTACCGAGGACCTTGCTCAGATGTATGAGACGGAGGTACGCGATAGAGAGTCGGCTCGCTTACGCGAGGTAGAGGTATTAAAAGGTGGAAAGACCGACTTCATGTTTCCCTTGACAGGGCTTATTGGCTTAGGTGTATTCTGCTTTATAGTATACGCCATTGCCTTTCTTCAGATACCTGAAAGCAACAAGGAGATATGGATTCACCTCATCGGAATCTCAGAAGGCGTAGTGCTTTCAATCTTCGGTTACTATTTTGGTAGCGCAATGAAAAAGAACGTGAACTAAAATCACTATATTTGTAAAAATAATTTAATCAAATGGAAGCAACAGTACTTTTAAAAGAGGAGTTAGAATTACTCCAACAAATGAGCAATGACTACACTAAAGCCAAGAATACTCTTGGTGATTTAGAGTTGAGAAAGCATGACATCCTTAGCGATATCGATGCGATCAGAAAGGTCTCTGCTGAGAACGAGAAGAAATTGATAAGTAAATACGGTGCTGACTCTGTCATCAACATTCAGACAGGGGAGATCACCAAGAAAAAACAAGAATAACAATGGCTAAGATTAGTACCTATTCTACGGATGCTCTCATATCGACCGATGATAAACTTATCGGCACTGATGCTGAGAGTAGTAACGCGACAAAAAACTTTTTAGTAGGTGACTTGTTAGATTTCATTAATGAAAATCTTACTAACATTGGCGTTCCGTATGTAGGTGCAACTCAGAATGTTGATCTTGGTACGTATAATCTTCTTGCTGATTACATAGAAGGTTCAGAAATTTATTCTCCCGACACAAGTGGTGATGTCTTAAGCGCTTGGAATGAACTTAGAGTAGATGCAGGTGCTATTATAAGTTTGAATGGAGAGGCGGGCAATGATGGTGATGTAATCATATCTAAAGGTGTAGGTACTAATCCTATATGGAAAAGCCCCGGTGATTTTTTTCAAAGCGCGGTATTAAATTTGCCTACTTACGCCTCAAATGCTGAGGCATTAGCAGGTGGTCTTGTTCAAGGTCAACTATACGCAAGCGTTGCGGGAGTAGTATCTATTGTTCTGTAATTTGTAAATAACCCATGGCTAAAATATCAACCTACCTCTCGGCGGATACTCCTTTATTACTAAGCGACAGGTTGATAGGTACTGAGGCTATAAGAGAAATACCTTCTCCTACTCCTTTAGCTACTAAAAACTTCTCGTTAGGAGAACTATTAACTTTATTCTCTTCCAACTTCCCGGCAGCTTCTTTACAAGAGGTTCTTAATACAGGCAACACAGCTACTCAAGATATATACTTGACAGGTAGCATTGATGTTGACTTGATCAAGCCGGTGAACATTGAGGATACATCAGGTAGTCAGGGCACAACCTTTCAGTATTTAAGCAAGGGTACTTCGAGTATTAGTTGGGTAGACCTTCCTGTTGATGGGTTGCAAGATGTTTTAAACAAACAGAATACAGCTACTCAGAACATTACTCTTACGGGTAATATCAGTTCTACTTATATCACTCCGCGTAATATAAAAGACGAGTTGCTTAACATCGGGTCTGTAGGTCAGGTTCTTACCAAGACCTCCTCAGGTGTGATGTGGAAGAACTCAAGTATTCCAACCGCTCCTTCATTGGCTGATGTTTTATCTACGGGTAACTCAGCCACTAATGATATCAACCTTACGGGAGATATGTACGCCACATCTTTTGTAAAGAGCGGTGGTCTTTCCTCTCAGTTTTTAAAGGCTGATGGCAGTGTTGACTCATCTGCTTATGCTCTTGCGTCTTCAGTACCAACAGCAACGAGTGACTTAACTAATGACGGTGAGGATGGAGTTAATCCATTCATCACAGCAGCGGATGTGCCTGCTCAGGTCAATTCAGATTGGAATGCAACAAGCGGAGTAGCAGAGATACTTAATAAGCCAACTATTCCTTCATTAACGGGTTACGTTCCATATACGGGAGCGACGCAAGACGTTGACTTGGGAACACATAACTTAACAGCTGACCACATAGCGTTAAACGTTAGTCCTTCGGGTGCAGGTTACGTCGTAGGCGCTACTCGTTGGAACAACACAATAGGTAGCAGCGAAACACTTTTAAAAGGCGGCACAGTAGCTTTAAAAAATGGAGTAGATTTAGTGGCGCGAGTAGTGAACAAAGTAACTCCAAACACAACGCTCACAAAGGCGGCTTATCAAGCGGTTAGAGTTAGCGGAGCGCAAGGTCAAAGGTTAGCAGTAGCATTCGCTCAGGCTAATAACGATGCTAACTCAGCAGATACAATAGGTTTAGTTTGCGAAACGATAGCAACGAATCAAGAAGGCTTTATTCAGACGGTAGGGCAACTTGAAAGCATTAACACAACGGGAAGTTTACAAGGTGAAACGTGGGCAGATGGCGATGTACTTTACCTTTCACCAACTACGGCAGGAGCGCTAACGAATATCAAACCAACAGGCGCGACAGGACATATTGTTGTGATAGGTTATGTTGAATATGCACACGCAAATAACGGGAAAATCTATGTGAAGATAATGAACGGTTGGGAGCTTGACGAGCTTCATAACGTGTACATTTCTTCGCCTGCGAATAATCAAGGATTGTTTTATGACTCATCAGACCAACTGTGGAAAAATGAAACCATTGCAAGTGCACTTGGCTACACTCCTTTTAACCTTCCTGCATTAACAAGCGGAAGCGTTCTATTCAGCAACGGCACAACGATAGCGCAGGACAACGCTCAATTATTTTGGGACGATACCAACAATAGGTTAGGTATTGGTACGGCTTCGCCTGCAACAACATTACAAATAGCAGGAACAACTACAACGCAATCAATAATTCCATCCGCTCATAATACTTATGATTTAGGAACTTTAGCAAATAGATTTAGAAGCGGGTATTTTAATGGAACACTTGTAGCGCTTAGTACTTATACAAATAATTTATTTTTTGGCGTAACAAACTTAGGGATATATAATTCATTAGGTACTCAAGTTTTACAATTTTTCGGAACAGGCAATCTTCTCCTTCAAAACGGCGGAACATTTACAGACGCAGGGTACAAGTTAGATGTGAACGGAACGGCAAGGGTGAGTGGGAATTTTACAGCAGGAAATCTTCAGAACTCGTTAGCATTAGACGGCACAGGAGTTAAATTCCCAACTGTTGACGCGGTAAACAACTTATCAATAATAGATAAATATAAAAGAGGCATTCAGTATTTTACCGACTTTGAAGGTACTGCTTCAGTTACTCCTTATTTTGCGAGTTTTAGTGTTGGTGGTTCTGTAAATAGACTTGTTATATCTGTTCCGAATGCAACTAATAATCAAATAGGAATTGCTCAATATCAAACAGGAACAACTGCAACTGGTTATTTTACTCATATAAGTGAAGGTTTTTTTGGTCGGCAATTTTTCTTTGGCGGTGGTTCTTGGGTGTTTGAAACATTTCTTTGTGTAGAAACACTTTCTACATCTTTAGAACGATTTAGATTTGTGAGTGGTTTTGGTGACCAAGCTACAAATACATCCGAAGGTAATGGAGTATTTTTTACATACGATGAAGGCGGTATTCAAAATGGAACTATTGCTTCTCCTAATTGGCAATGTGTTACATCAGTTGCTTCCGTTCGTACTTTAACAACAACAACAACTTCTGTAACTGCTGGTGCTTGGACACGATTACGAATAGAAGTAAATGCAGCAGGAACATCTGTTTCATTCTTTATAAATGGAACTTTAGCTGCAACACATACAACAAATATTCCTACTTGGATAAGTCCTTCTAACACTCGCGGATTTAACGTAAAGCAAAGTATTTTAAAATCTATAGGAACAACAAACAGAAGTGTATTCTGCGATTATTTAGGATATGAAAACAGATTAACAACACCACGCACATGATAATAACAAAGTACAGAATGATTACCGAAAACGGTTACATCGAAACGCTCAACGAGCAAGAAGCTATTGAATACGGTAACTATATTGTAGTGGAAGAAGAAATTAATGAATCAAATCAATGACTGACATCAGAAAAATATCAGTAGGTCCCGACTATAAGAATGGTGCGATGCACTATATCGTAGGTCAGAAGGTGCTTGGTGATTCTTATGAGATACGACATATAAAATACGATAGTTCTACTGACTCTATCAAAATTTATATCATGAATAATAAAGAAGAGGTTCTCCTATGGAAGGAGTTCAACTCTTCTGTGCCAACTTCAATTGAATTTAATATCAACTACTAAATGAAATCTCCATTCTACTTTATCGTAAAGCCGGTGAAGGGAAAGAGATACGACAACACCAAAGATATTGGTGGTATTGAAATAATACTTAGCACATCAGAAGAGGACCATCAGTTCTCTAATAGGTATGCTGAAGTCGTAGAGCTGCCCTTGGGTTACGAAGGTCCTATCCTTCCCGGCAACACCCTTATTGTTCATCACAACGCTTTCAAGTTTTACAACGACATGAGAGGAAGACGAAGAAGCGGCAAGAGTTTTTTCAAAGACGACCTGTTCTTCATCGAGCCGGATCAGTTCTATATGTACAAGCAGGATGGGCAGTGGAAGGCATATGACAGATACTGCTTTGTTAAGCCATTGCCTGCTATCGATTCGTATATCAAGAAGCCGTTCTCAGAAGAACCGCTCATGGGTATTATGAAGTATCCAAATGAATACCTATTATCACAGGGAGTTAAGGCTGAAGATGTGGTATGCTTTTCACCCGATAGCGAGTATGAATTCAATGTTGACGGTGAGAAACTGTACCGCATATATGATCATCAAATAACTGCAATGGTATGAGTTCAACAAAAGAATTAAGATTAAGAATAATAGCTTCGAGCAGAATAGCTGTAGAAGAATTGATAAAAATTGCCAAGGAACCTATCGTTAATTATGGAGATGAAGCGCCGGCTTTAGCTGCTGATAGATTAAAGAATGCAGCAGCAACTAAAAAGTTAGCTATCTTTGATGCGCTTGATATACTTGCACGCATTGATGCGGAGGAAGAGATTCTCAATTCAGAACAAGATGGCCCAAGTAAAACAGATTCAAAACAAGGATTCGCAGAGAGACGTTCGAGATAGTCTTTACAAAATTGTAAAAGGCTTAATCCCGAAGACTGTCATATCCAATAAGAACAGATCAAGGTCTTGGGCTTATGGATATAATTCGGATTACAATGTTGTCATCATATCAAAGACAGGGGAGATAGGAGAGATATACGACGTATCGGGTCTTTTGATTGCGCTGCCTCCGGCCCCTAAACAATGTTACCATAGAAGTCACGCTCCATCCGAGCAGTATTGGGAGAGGGTGGCAATGCCTCGTGAGCTTAATAAGATCTCTACCATCTTTCAATGGAATCAAATGCCGTCGCTCTTTAAGAACAATTGGGTTGATTACATAGAGAAAGAGTTCGACAAAAGGGAGCAAGGCTTTTGGTTCATGAACAATGGCGAGCCAACCTATATTACAGGATCACATTATATGTACTTGCAGTGGGCGAGTATTGACATTGGATATCCCGACTTCCGTGAGGCGAATAGAATCTATTGGATTTTTTGGGAGGCGTGTAAAGCTGACACGAGATCATTTGGTATGGTGTATCTGAAGATACGTCGTTCAGGATTTTCTTTTATGTCGTCATCTGAATGTATTAACGTGGGAACTCTTGCACGTGATGCAAGGGTTGGTATACTATCAAAGACCGGAGCAGATGCTAAGAAGATGTTTACTGATAAGGTTGTTCCTATTAACAACCGTCTTCCTTTTTTCTTTAAACCTATTATGGATGGAATGGATAAGCCTAAGACTGAGCTTTCCTATCGCATCCCGGCTTCGAAGATCACGAAGAAGAATATGTTTGATGCTGAGGCAGAAGAGTTAGAGGGTCTTGATAGCACGATAGATTGGAAGAACACAGAGGACAACTCCTATGATGGAGAGAAACTACTCATGTTGGCTCATGACGAGAGTGGTAAGTGGCAGAAGCCAAACAACATCAAAGAGAATTGGCGGGTAACAAAGACCTGTCTTCGTTTGGGTAGTAAGATCATCGGTAAGTGTATGATGGGTTCTACATCCAACGCCCTGAATAAGGGTGGTCAGAACTTCAAGGATATATACGAGGACTCTCGCGTGACCAATCGTAATGCGAACGGTCAGACTAAGAGTGGCTTATACGCTCTGTTCATTCCTATGGAATGGAACATGGAAGGATTCATCGATATGTATGGTATGCCTGTCTTTAGAAAACCTGAGAAGGCTATCAAAGGTATTGACGGTATGCCAATCGTCAACGGCGCTATTGATTATTGGGAGGCGGAGGTCGAGTCGCTTAAGAATGATTCAGATGCACTCAATGAATTCTATCGTCAGTTTCCTCGTACAGAGTCTCACGCGTTTAGAGATGAGACCAAGTCGTCTTTGTTTAACCTGACCAAGATCTATCAACAGATTGATTACAACGACACGCTTATCAAGGAACACTACCTTACGCGTGGGTCTTTCATGTGGAAGGATGGTGTCAAGGATACCAAGGTTATATTTAGTCCCGACAAGAAGGGAAGGTTCTTGGTCAGTTGGATGCCGGCCAAGCATCTGCAGAATAACGTGATAGATAGGGGTGGGTCTAAGTACCCGGGCAATGAGCATATCGGTACATTCGGCTGTGACTCCTATGATATCTCAGCTGTTGTAGACGGCAGAGGGTCTAATGGTTCTTTGCATGGTATGACCAAGTACCACATGGACGAAGCTCCAACAAATGAGTTCTTCTTAGAATATATAGCTCGCCCTCAAACGGCAGAGATATTCTTCGAAGAGGTGTTGATGGCTTGCGTATTTTATGGTATGCCTATCCTTATTGAGAACAACAAGCCTCGTTTGTTATACCACTTTAAGAACAGAGGGTACAGAGGGTTCTCTTTGAATAGACCTGACAAACATTACACGAAGCTTAGTAAGACAGAGAAAGAACTCGGGGGAATACCTAACTCATCTGAGGATGTAAAGCAGGCTCACGCCGCAGCTATTGAGTCGTACATAGAGAAGTACGTAGGCATGGATACAGCAGGTGGGTATAGAGATCCCGACGAGATAGGCAGTATGCCGTTCACAAGAACACTTGAGGATTGGGCTAAGTTTGACATTAACGATAGAACAAAGTTTGACGCCTCGATCAGTTCGGGGTTAGCTATTATGGCAAATCAAAAACATCTTTACGTGCCGGAGAAAAAACAATCAAAAATTAGCATTAACTTTGCGAGATATAGTAACAAAGGATCTACAAGTGAATTAATTAGATGAAAGACGTAGTAATAAAAGTATCTTCCACCGCATTCCCGAATCAGTTCGTGTCTGACGCTGAGAAAGCAACACTTGAATTTGGGTTGCAAGTAGGGCAGAGCATACAATTTGAGTGGTTCAAAAAAGACGGAAACAAATGTAGATACTACGGTCAGTGGAGAGACTTCCATAGGCTAAGACTATACGCTCGTGGTGAGCAGTCAGTGGGTAAGTACAAGAATGAACTTGCTATTGATGGCGACCTTTCTTATCTAAATTTAGATTGGACTCCTGTTCCTATTATCCCTAAGTTTGTAGACATCGTTGTTAACGGAATGTCTGACCGCTTGTTCAAGGTTAAGGCGTATGCACAAGATGCTATGTCGCAAGCTAAGAGAAGCAAGTATCAAGATATGCTTGAGGGTCAGATGGCTGCTAAAGATATTCTTACTATCATCCAACAGAAGACAGGTGCTGATCCATTCATGATGGATCCTAACGAGCTTCCTGAGACTGATGATGAGATGGCTTTATTCATGCAGCTTAACTATAAGCCGGCTATTGAGATCGCAGAAGAAGAGGCTATCAATACCATCTTCGCTGAGAACCACTATGATGATTTGCGTAAGCGTATTGACTATGACCAAACTGTATTAGGTATTGGTGTAGCGAAGCACGAGTTCCTTCCGGGAGCAGGTGTTGAGATTTCTTATGTAGACCCTGCCAATGTGGTATATAGCTACACAGAGGACCCTTACTTCAGAGATTGTTTTTATTGGGGAGAGATTAAGACTCTACCTATTACTGAACTTATGAAGATTGATCCGACGCTTACCCCTGAAGATCTTGAGGAGATATCTAAGTACAGCCAAAGTTGGTATGACTATTACAACGTAGCTCAGTTCTATGAGAATACTATGTTCAATAGAGATACCTGCACGTTGCTTTACTTCAACTACAAGACCACAAATAAGGTAGTGTATAAAAAGAAGATGCTTGAGGGCGGTGGTGTAAGATATATTGAGAAGGATGAGAACTTCAATCCTCCCGCAGAGATGATGGAAGAAGGTAGCTTTGAGAAAGTTGAAAAGACTATTGACGTTTGGTACAATGGAGTTATGGTTATGGGGACCAACATTATCCTTAAGTGGGAGTTGGCTCAGAACATGGTTCGTCCTAAGTCAGCATCTCAGCACGCTTTACCTAACTATGTAGCTTGTGCTCCGCGTATGTATAAGGGTGTGATCGAGTCGTTGGTTAGAAGAATGATTCCATTCGCTGACTTGATTCAGATTACCCACCTTAAACTACAGCAGGTTATTGCGCGTGTTGTGCCTGATGGTGTATTTATTGATGCCGATGGATTGAATGAGGTAGACTTGGGAACAGGTGCAGCCTACAACCCTGAGGATGCATTAAGACTTTACTTCCAAACGGGTAGTGTAATAGGAAGAAGCTACACGCAGGATGGTGAGTTTAATAACGCTCGTGTTCCTATCACTCAACTTACTTCTAACTCAGGAGCTTCTAAGACTCAGATGTTGCTTGCTAACTACAACCACTATCTTGATATGCTTCGCTCTGTGACAGGATTGAACGAGGCTCGTGACGGTAGTACGCCTGACCCTAACGCTTTAGTTGGTGTTCAGAAGTTGGCTGCACTTAATTCAAACACAGCTACTCGTCACATCCTTGAGGGTGGCCTTCATATTTACCGTTCACTTGCAGAAGGATTAACTTATAGAATATCTGACATCTTAGAGTATGCAGACTTCAGAGAAGACTTCGCGAATAAGATTGGTAAGTATAATGTTTCATTGCTTAATGAAATCAAAGACTTATATATCTATGACTTTGGAATCTTTATCGAAGTGGCTCCTGACGAAGAGGAGAAGGCTCAGCTTGAATCTAATATCCAAATGGCATTGTCTCGTGGAAATATTGACATTGAGGATGCTATTGACATTAGAGAGATTAAAAATATCAAACTTGCCAACCAACTCCTTAAACTCAAGAGAACTAAAAAGCAAGACAGAGAGGAGAAGATGGAGATGCAGAAGCAGGCGATGATGGCTCAGCAAAACCTCAAGTCTCAAGAGATGGCAGGACAGGTTGCTATGCAGAAGATTCAGTTGGAGTCTCAAGCCAAGATGCAGATCAAGCAAGCTGAGGTGGCTTTTGATATTGAGAGGATGAAGCAAGAGGCTATACTTAAGACTCAGCTTATGGCTGAAGAGTTTAAGTACAATATGCAACTTGCCGGAATGCAAGAGAGTCAGATTAGAAGTAGAGAGATGACTAAGGAGGAAGAGAAGGCTAAGCGTATTAGCATTCAAAATACTCAGCAGTCAAAGCTCATCAACCAAAGAAAGAATAACTTACCTCCGTTGAACTTCGAGTCTAACGAGGATAGCTTAGATGGGTTTGACATGGCTGAATTTGAGCCTCGTTAAATATTAATTATTTTTGTATAACTTTGTAAAAATTAAATCAAATGGAATTCACATCAGTAAAATTGTTAGACGACAGTAACACGAAAGGTGTTGCAGAGAAAGAAGCTGAATTGCTTGCAAACCATGAAGCTGCTCAAGCCGCTTCAGATAACGCAGGACAATTAATAGATGAGACTCCTGAGTCTGCGCCTGCAGGGTCGGTGGTTGAATCAAACGAGTTAAAAGAAGAAGACGTTCTTTCATATATTGGTAAACGATACAATAAGCAAATCAATTCATTTGATGAGTTGATGGCTGAGCGTAGTCAGGCTGAAGAGATGCCTGAGGACGTAGCTGCTTATATGAAATATAAGAAGGATACGGGACGTGGGTTTGATGACTTCCTCAAATTGAGAAAGGACTTCGACTCGATGGACCAAGATACCCTTCTTAAAGAATACATTAGTTCGACTCAACAGGGTCTTGACCCTGACGATATCGATGTTATGATGGAAGACTACCGTTATGACGAAGATCTCGATGACGAGTCGACTGTTAAGCGAGTTAAACTCGCTAAGAAAAAAGCTGTTGCTGAAGCGAAGAGATTCTTCAATCAACAAAAGGAACAATACAAGATGCCACTTGAGTCAAGTGCGCCATCTGTTTCTGATGAAGAGAAGGAGATATACGAATCGTATAAGCAATACACCAAGCAGGCGAAGACTCTGCAGGAAGAAAACGAGCGCAAAGCAAAATGGTTTGACAGCAAAACTAACGAGTTGTTTAATGGAGAGTTCAAAGGTTTTGAGTTCAAGATAGATGACAAGACGGTTAAGTTCTCACCCGGTGATGCTTCCGAGCTTAAGAAAGCCCAATCAAGTCCGATGAACCTCATCGGTAAATTCTTGGATGAGAGTGGGATGATTAAGGATGCCGTTGGATACCATAGAGCATTAGCTGTCGCTATGAACCCGGAGAAGTTTGCTAAGTTCTTTTATGAGCAAGGCATGGCTAACGCCACTGACGATGTAATGCGCAAAACAAAGAACATTAATATGTCTGAGCGCAGAGCACCTGAGGTAACTAATACGGGCGGTTTTCAGGTTAAGGCTGTTAATCCTGATCACGGAAGAAAATTAAAAATTAGCAGCGCAAAAAGAGTATAAACTAAAAACTTAAAAACAAAATGGCTATATTAAGTACGCCCGGTTATCAATTGCAACCTGCTGCTGAGCAAGTTGCATTATCAACAAACTACATCACTGACTTCAACTTCTTAGATCAGTATCTTCCTGATACTTATGAGAAAGAATTTGAGCGTTATGGAAATCGCACAGTATCTTCATTCTTAAGAATGGTAGGTGCTGAGATGCCTTCTATCTCTGACCAAATTAAATGGGCAGAACAAGGTCGTCTTCACATTAAGTACACCAACTGTAATGCTGACTCAGCTGTTAACTCTGATACAGCTACATTTACTGTTAACGACACTAATGTTACTGCAGTTGCTATTCGTGTTGGTCAAACTTTAATGATTCAATCTAACGCTAACGGAGCTACTAACAAAGCTATTGTTACCTCAGTTGACACTACAACAGGTGAAGTTGAAGTGGCTTTCTACGAAGCTGCAGGTCAAGCATTTGCTGTTAACACTACTTGTACAATCTTCATTTATGGTTCTGAGTTTAAAAAAGGAACTAATGGAATGGTTGGTTCTTTGGAAGCTGAAGATGAGTTCTTCTCTAACAACCCTATTATCATCAAAGATAAGTATTCGGTTAACGGATCTGACATGGCTCAAATCGGATGGGTTGAAGTAACTACTGAGAATGGTGCTTCAGGATACCTTTGGTATTTGAAGTCTGAGCACGAGACTCGTCTTCGTTTTGAAGATTACTTAGAGACTGCAATGATCGAAGCTGTTCCTGCTGCTGCGAATTCAGGAGCTAAAGCTTTGAACATGATGGGTTCTGAAGGTGTGTTCTACGTAGTTAACCTTCGTGGTAACGTATGGGGTGGTGGTACTCCAACTTCATTGGCTGATTGGGATTCTATTGTTTCTCGTTTGGACAAGCAAGGAGCTATCGAAGAGAACGTAGTTTTCGCTAATCGTGGTCTTAGCTTTGACATCGACAATATGTTGGCTACCTTAAACGGTTTCAACGGAGGATCTCCTGCTGCTGCAGCTTCTTATGGTCTTTTCGACAACGACACTGAGATGGCGTTGAACTTAGGATTCACAGGTTTCCGTCGCGGTTATGACTTCTACAAGTCTGATTGGAAATACTTGAACGATCCAACAATGCGTGGTGGTCTTTATGCAGGTGGTGCAGGTACTGTTACAGGACTTATGGTTCCTGCAGGATCTACTTCAGTGTATGACCAAATCATGGGTAAGAACGCTAAGCGTCCATTCTTGCACGTTCGTTACCGCGCAAGCGAAGCTGAAGATCGTCGTTACAAGACTTGGATCACAGGTTCTGCCGGTGGTGCTGCTACAAGCGACTTAGATGCAATGGAGGTCAACTTCCTTTCTGAGCGTTGCGTATGTACCTTAGGTGCAAACAACTTCGTATTGTTCCGTTACGGAGCATAATCGATGTTCTAAAATAAAAAAGGAGGTGTCCACACGGGCACTTCCTTTTTATATAACTTTGTAAAAATTAAATCATATCAAATGAGCACACAAAAAAAAGTACCTGTAGATAAGGTATATCGACTCGTAAATGGGTCACCCCTTTCTTACACATTAGCCTCACGCAATCATCCGAGATACCCATTAATGTGGTATGATGAGGAAACCAATACCAATCGCGCTTTGCGCTACGCTTCTAATCAGAAGTCTCCATTTGAAGACGCTCAAGATGGCAACTCTATAATTGAGCCTGTCATTTTTGAAGATGGATTTTTAAGAGTTCCTAAAAAAAATCCTGTGTTGCAAGAGTTCTTGAGTTACCACCCGATGAACGGTACGGTATTCGTAGAAGTAGATAACGAGAAGGAAGCTCACGTTCAAGTTGAAGACTTAAACACTGAGGTAGACGCTCTTATCGCTGCAAGAGGATTGACTATTGACCAAATTGAAATGCTTACTCGCGTGATGTTTGGTAAAGACCCATCAGTTATTTCAACAGCTGAGCTGAAGAGAGATATGTTGGTATTTGCCAAGAAAGACCCTCGCGGGTTCTTGTCTATATTAAACGATCCTGAATTGCAATATCAAGATCAGGTTCGTGTATTCTTTGAAAGAAGTTTACTCTCAGTAAAGAACAATGGTAAGGATATTTATTTCAATACACCTACCAATAAAAAGAAGATGTGTTCAATACCTTTCGGGGAGAATGCATATGATGTAGCTGCTCACTATTTACGTAGTGATGAAGGCATCGATGCCCTTAAGATGTTGGAGACGATCCTGTCATAATTGATTTTCGGTTAAAAGGAAGGGGATGCAATTGCATCCTCTTTTTTTTATCTATCTTTGTGGAAAAGAATCACATGATTAATTCGGTTCGAAACACGGTACTATCTGTTCTCAACAAAAATAATTACGGTTATATATCTCCCGCTGACTTTAACTTATTTGCTAAGCAGGCTCAGTTGGAGTTGTATGAAGAGTATTATAGCAATTATAATAACGCTATAAAACTTGAGAATAGAAGATTAGCAGGCAGTGAGTATGCTAATCTATCGCAACCTCTTGCTGAGGTGGTAGAGTATTTTTTAGTGTCTGACTTTTTAGTTCCAATAGTTTATCCAAATGGGGATAATGCTAATTCGTTTGAGATTCCTTCTAATGTAACCACAGGTAACTTTGGTTTTATGTTTAGCCGAGTATCTTACTACAATGAGATGATATGTGATGGTGATAATACTGCTGTAGGTTCATTTCAGCTTATTGAATCGGGGACAGATTTTAATGCCTTAGGTGTAGTACAAGGAGACATTGTAGTTAACTTAACCACTCTTACTAACACTACTGTTTCGTTTATTTCAAATCCTGATACAATTGAACTACGTGATGATATATTTTTAAATGTAGGAGAAAATTTTGCAATATACTCAGCAACAAATATATCAGAAGCAGAGAAGGTAACAGACGGGAATATATTTAGGCTTAACTCATCTCTTCTTACTGCTCCTTCGCAAATGTTTCCTGCATACACATTGTCGGGAAATAGTCTTGTGCCTTACCCTCAAAGACGAGCGCAATATGGAAACGTAAGAGCAAACTACTTTAGATATCCTAAAGATCCAAAGTGGACATACATCACCTTATTTGGAGGTGAGCCTTCGTTTGATCAATCGCAACCCGATTACCAAGACTTTGAGCTTCCTATTGAGGATGAGTACAAGTTGGTAATGAAGATACTTCAGTATTGTGGTGTATCAATTAGAGAAGCTCAAGTTACTCAATACGCCACGGCACAAGAGCAGCAGGATAAATCTGCACTTAATCAACAACAATAATAGATCATGGCATATATTTCAGATTATCAATACTATACCAACAATGGAGCCTCGCCCGAGGATTCCAATTGGGGGTCTTATCAATATGTGAGTCTGTTTGATATCGTTAACAATTTCATGTTGATGTACGCAGGCAATCACTCTCTGATAAATAACGAGGAGCGTTACAAAGTTTTGTTTCACGCCAAGCGTGCTATTCAAGAACTTAACTACGACGCGTTTAAAGAAATAAAAGTATTAGAGCTGAGTGTATGTGACAGACTTAGGTTTGTCTTGCCGTCTGACTACGTCAATTGGGTTCGTATCTCTATGTACAAAGATGGATTGTTGCGACCTTTGAGTGAGAATATTCAAACTCTTTCTTCAAATGCTTATCTTCAGGACAACAACTGTGAGATTCTTTTCGATCAGGATGGTAACATCTTGAGACCTGAAAATTCAACCATTGACTTTCAAAGAATTACAAAGACCAAGAAGAGCATATACCTTAGCCCGGGCAATCCATTCAATGGACAAGAGGGTTGGTTCTTCGATGGCAGTTGGTATTTCAACTACTCCTTTGGGAGTAGATTTGGATTGAACACAGAGACAGCAAACTCTAACCCTACGTTTAACGTAGATAAGAAAGCAGGTGTTATTAATTTCTCTTCCGAGATGGCAGGAGAACTTTGTATACTTGAGTATATCTCTGACGGTATGGAGGGTGGTGACAATTCTATAATCTCAGTGAATAAGTTGTTTGAGAAATATGTGTACGCGTATATTCAGTCTGAGATATTAAGTAGTAAACTTGGTGTTCAAGAATATGTAGTGATGAGAGCAAGAAAAGAAAAGTCTGCTTTACTTCGCAATGCAAAAATTAGAATGAGTAACATTCATCCCGGCAGATTGCTTATGAATCTCCGTGGTATGGACAAGTGGATAAAATAATATGGCAAATCTTACGAGGAACTTTGTAGCGGGCAAGATGAATAAGACGTTCGATGAGCGTGTTGTTCCTCCCGGAGAATATATTGACGCATTGAACGTGCGCATGGGTTCTACCGAGAACTCTGAGGTGGGTACTCTTGAGAATACCAAGGGAAACTTGGCTCTCACTACATTGATGTATGACGGCGAGGAGTTAAGTGAGGACGCTCGATGCATAGGAGCCTTTCAAGATGGTGCTAATGAAACTATCTATTGGTTTGTTCACGATCCTAACTTTTCTTTAGGTGCTACAGGGAAGGTTGATATGATTGTATCTGTCAATGTACTTACCTCAACACTTACGTATCACGTCATTAGTATGAACGACGATAGTGATGATAACACTACGTTGAATTTCAATCCGACCTATCTAATCACAGGTGTAGATAAGGTAGATGACTTGTTATTCTTTACTGACGACTACAATCCTCCACGTTTTATAAACGTGAATAGATCGTATCCTAATCCTAACGGCTCTTATATAGACTACAATGGAAACCCGTCTTTATTCGCAGAAGCTTTGCAGGTGATTAAGAAACCACCGACGGCTTCGCCTACTGTAGTTCCATATATCACTCCCGGTCAGGAGGAATTCATGTCAAATAGATTTATCAGCTTTGCATATCGCTATCGATATGCTGATAACGAATACTCTGCTACCTCTCAATGGTCTGACATATCATTTTCTCCTGAGCCATTTGACTTTGATTTTGACACGGGATTAAATGAAGGTATGACTAATGCTTTCAATGCTGCTACTATAACATACAACGCGGGAGGTCCGCTTGTAGTTGGTGTTGATCTTCTATTTAAAGAAGCTAACAGCAATGTGATTAAGGTAATTGAGAAGTTGAATAAGGCTGAGTTAGCACTTGAAGATTATTACGATTATACATATCAGTTTTCAAATAGTAAAATCTTTACCATACTTCCTTCATCTGAAATCCTTCGCTTATACGATAACGTACCTCGCTTTGCCAAGGCGCAGACCGTTATGGGTAATCGCCTTATGTACGGGAACTATGTTGAAGGTTATAACTTAGTTGATAGTAGTGGTAATCCAACAAGGTTTACGTATCAAACTGATTTAATAAGTGAACCAATAGGAGGTTACTACCCTGCAATAACACTTTCACAAGGATATTATACCTTTAGAGGTATTGGTCAATTTATAAACGATGCGTTTATAAATGTAGATCTTTCAGGGGCAGATCTTGTTGAGGGAAGTTTCTTTAACATTAACCTTACCATTACTCACGCTACATTTAATGGGGATGCTCCATTTCCTTCTCAGACCACTCAGAATTTAGAATTGTCATTTGCCTACTATCTTGATGCAGATTACGATTCTGTATATGATTTAATTACAAGCACATCATTTTTAAACACAGTAGGAACCGCTTCTAATATAAAACCTCCTTTTAATGTTTCCGGAGGACCCACAGCTTGCGATGGTAATACATGGACAGATGCGTTCAACTGCTCTATACCAACTAATCTAAATTCTTTATTTAAATACATAAGTGGTATAGTAGATTGGAATAATGAACCTATTGGTATTCAATGCGACCCCGGAGATACATCTTTTAGAATGTTATTGCCCGCGATGCTATTTATAGATGCTTATCCCGGAGCTACAAAAGAAGTAATTGAATATTATAGAATAGTTAATGCTGAAGCTTTTTTTCAAAAACAAGGAAACTCAAGAAGTCTTCATAGCAACAGAGGTTATGAGGTTGGTATTGTTTATATGGATGAATTTAATAGAGCGACAACAGCTTTAGTGAGTCCTAATAATACCGTAGCTGTTCCTTGTCAGTATTCTGCAAATAAAAATTCAATACAAGTAACGATACCACCATCACAAATCCCCCCATATTGGGCAACTCGATATAAATTTGTTGTCAAGGCTGATGAGGAGAACTATGATACTATTTTTTCAAATATATACTTTCAAGATCCTAATACTAACTCAACTTATTTTTTAATTGATGGTGAGAATCCAAGGAAAGTAAATGCGGGAGATCGTCTTATTGTGAAAGCGGATAGTAATGGACCGAAACAAAATTGTACGTACGTTACCGTTCTTGAGAAAGAAGCTAAGCAGGCAAACTTTATATCAGGGGTTGGGTTTGTTCCTGCAGGAACTTATTTAAAAATTAACGCTAATAATTTTTCAGCTACAACAGCAGCTCAGAGTAGCATAACTTGGGGTAAAATAGAGAGTTGTTATGTAGCTGCATTTAATGTTCCGGGAAATTATCCCAATATAGCGTACCCGATGTTTGACAACCCCGGAGGTGTCAATATAAATTACGATGTTCCTGCAGGAACTCGAATAACTATAAGTGTTAAACAGACAAGACAGGGAAGAGGTGATGGAAATGGAAGTAGTTGTGAAAGAAGAAATTACACTCTTAACAAAGATTATATTGCATCTACCAATTATGAAGATATGTATGCTTGGTGGATTGGAGATAATATAACTTCAACTATTAATAGCGGAACACCTGATGTTGGAGGAACCGGGTGTTCTATTACTAATGTTTTCATACCTTGGATTGGAACCGTTAATGTAGATAATGTTCAGACTGATGCGTGTGCTAACTATTATCAATTCTTTCAAAGCTCGGGATTATTATATTTAACAATAACGGGAACAATAAGTTGTAATGGAGTGGGAGATGACAGCAAAAGAAGATCTTGTGTTGAAGCTACTATCACAGTTTTAAAATCTACAAACCTTATTATTTTTGAAACTGAGCCAACAGACACATTGCCTGACGTTTTCTTTGAGAATAACCTATCGTTTCCAATTGAAAATGGAAACCACATTGGTAATGTGCAAAATCAAGATATTGGATCGAATATCCCTGCCATTGTAGATACAAGCTTTTTTAACTGCTTTACCTTTGGTAATGGTGTTGAGAGTTACAAAATAAGAGACTCAATCGTAGGAAGAACATTCAACTTAGGTGAGCGTGTGACTACTGTTTCCGCTCAAGACTACAAGGAGTCTGATCGCTTTGCAGATATCACCTATAGCGGTGTATACAACGATGAGAGTAACGTCAATAAGCTGAACGAGTTCAACCTTGGTCTACTTAACTTCAAGCCACTTGAAGATTCATTCGGACCTATCCAAGTATTGGACGCGAGACAGACCGATGTGTTGACTCTTCAAGAGGATAAGATATCTTATGTGCTTGCAGGTAAGAACTTGCTGTCAGACGCGGCAGGTGGTGGTGCTATTGCATCTATCCCTGAGGTGTTGGGAACACAGATAGCACGTACAGAGAAGTATGGTATCAGCTACAACCCTGAGAGCTATGTTCAGTGGGGTCAAGACCGATTCTTTACCGACGCTAAGCGCGGTGCTGTCATCCAACTAAGAGGTGACGAGTCAGGTGGGCAGCAATTAAAAGTTGCATCTGAGTCGGGTATGCGTACTTGGTTTAGAGATTTGTTCAATGAGTCTTTCAACACGCAGAAGCTTGGAGGATTTGACCCGTACTCAAATGAGTATGTGCTTAGCTCTAACGAACAGGCTATCCCTTCTATTGAAGAGTGCTTAGATTGTGGAATCATCAGAACATTCACAATAGAAAAAACAAAGGGTGATAAGATAAACTACTGCATTGACTTGGGCTTTGCAGTGGGTGAGGTTGTAATCACTTACAATGTTATTGCTATAGCACCTGAGGGAGAGTTTTCTATAAAGTATGACTACAACGGAAACATAGGTAACACAGGTTTTATAAACACCTCGGGGAGCATATCTTTTAACAAGGATACGAACGCGTTTAACTCTGTGTTAATTGAGGTGTCAGCAAACTCTCAAATTATCTTAGAGGTAATTGTAGCTTGTCCTGCAACAACGCAGTTAACTCTTGTTGAGGTTGTGTTGACCAATAACTTTGAGGCAGGTCAGACTATACACACAGAGTATAATTATACCAATGCTCCTTACATATCTCCTGTTCAGTCAAACCTTGTGACGTTTGTAAGCGGTTCATTGAATCCACTTGTATCAAGATATAATGAAGTGACGGGTGCTCAAGGCACAGCAGGTATACCTATCGATGGCAACACAATGACCATCGCTACAAATAAGATAGGTACTGATACGTTTAACTTTGACGATACAAGCGATTCGTTTAAGTACTTGCGTACTGATACTTACTTCGAAAACACTCCGGTTGATATAGCTACGCTATTGACATTGGCTACAACAGCTACGCCATTGATGGGAGGAGGTACTTACAACTACGCTAACTTTAACGTGGGGTCTGCTGACCAATTCTTATATCTCATTTGGGATTTTAGAAATGCAACTCCCGTTGATTTGTGTTTCAGTAATAAAAATGCAGAAGAGGTATGTTGCGACTGCTCAATTTGCGGAGATCCTTGTTCTACTTGGAAAGTTTACGCAGGAGAAGACTTGACAATTGGATATTATCAATGTGCGGGAAATAATTATATAACAAGTAATATTGCCGCGGGATACGAACAAACATTCTGTGCTCGTAGTTGGTTTACACCTACGATAACAGAAGGATCAGGGAGCTTGGAATTACTGTTAGAATGCGGATGCGATCTTTAATTAAAAAAATATGCCATACTATATAAACGCCCCAACACTTAGCTCAGCAACAGCTGTATACGACGACCCTCAATTAACCATCTGTTCAGCAAATGGTTATTACGCTGAAGGTCCTGTCGTTCGTCAACAGGTTGGTTGCGTATTACTACCTGAACAACAGTGTCCGTTCTGCGGAGTTGAGTGTGGGTTTACTGTTAGTGGACCTGTGAATAAGGGAGTGTATTATTTCAGTGTTGAATTAGGATTTTCTACAGGGCCTATTGAGATTAGATTCGATCCTCAAGATTTCCCTAATGGCATCCAAGCGGTATACGACAGCACGGTTTACAACACATTAGTATCACCTCTCTTTGGCGTCCTGTCAGCACCTACGTCACTACCCGTATTTGTTGGAGATGAAACTGAAGACTGCGGTATAGTGGGAACACATACCTTGCAAGAATTTGAGTATATAGGTGCAGATAATTCATTTCACAACTTAGGAACAACTGAAGTCGTGAATGTCCTTGCTTCTCAATCTCTTCTCACGTGGTCTTCACCCGGAGAGTGTATAATGATTATACCAAAACCAAATGCCACACCTTCTTCTCTTGTAATCAAAGCTATAAGTCCTTGTGACTTAGACTCATTCTCTATCTCAGTCTCATGTCCCGGTGACGGTGATGTGTTTGAAGTTGACGGTAGTGAAGGAGGGCCTGAAGAGTTGATATGCGGATATCCTTCAATTGGAATCAGCTATTACTTGATACCTGTCAATGGAGACGGAACGACATTGGGATTATATGATATGCTCTATAATGAGATTGATTGTATAACACCACTTGCCGATAACTATTACTTATCAAGCGCTTGCCCTGCTCCTAACGCTTGGTTTAGGGTAGAGAATGGAATCATCACTGAATTTGGAGAATGCGAAGATACATTTAAATATAATGTTCGAGTATGCGGAAATACCTCTGCTCCTACAATTGTAGTGCTTAGCCCATTCACATTGACCTTAGGCAACACCGTTTCATTATCAGACCCTATATACGAAGGTTGTAGGTTCGAAGTAATTTCTGTCGCTGCAGTAGAAAGTACTCCTATTGCCTTAGTAGTAGAGGAGTCTACAGATAGTTGTGAAAACTCTTGTGTATACTATAAGGTTTATAATGAAGATATTAAACCTGCTATTGTTAATTATACAGACTGCGCGAAAGATCCTCAAACAGTAACAATACCATTCCATGCTTTCGTTTATATTTGTGCTATGGTAGACACTATTACAAGTGCTCAAGAGATAGAAATAGGTTTCGAAGACTGTCAATGCCCTTCATAAAATGTCAATATACACACTAACATATAGCGATCAGGTAGAAGGATGGGTGTCCTTCTACTCTTACGAGCCTGATTGGATGATCGGGATGAACAACTACTTCTATACCTTTAAAGGAGGTAACTTGTATCGTCACAACGTCAATCCAATTAGAAACCAATTCTATGGGGTTAACTTTCCTTCTACGGTAAAGTCAGTATTCAACGACGTGCCTCTTGAGAACAAGCTATTCAAGACCATGAACATCGAGGGTGATGACGCGTGGGCGGCCACCATGGTTACTGATATTCAAAACTCAGGATTCATTGAATACGATTGGTTCGAGAAGAAGGAGCAGTCTTACTACGCGTTCGTTAGGAACTCAGGAACCACGCCTGCTGATATAAGCGAGTACGCTCTTCGTTCACTTAATGGTATTGGCAGAAGTATTAATACGATTGGCCCTAATAACGCGTTTGTTATTTATTTCTCCATCAATCCGCTTGTAGCTATAGGAACTATTGTAAGTGTAGGTGACTACCTATACTTCTCATTACCTCCGTATACATCTCCTGTTCTATGTGGTCAAATCACAGCTATCAATCAGAACTATCCACTTGGCATCAATGAGATAGTGGTTGATACAACCATTGCCGGAGGTGGCACACCGCCTATCAACACGCCGTATTTCTTGTTCATAAAAAACACTGAGGCTGAGTCTCATGGGGTGCTTGGACACTACTGTGTCTTTGAGCTTACCAATGAAAATCAAGACAAGGTAGAACTTTTTGCAGTTGAGACAGAAGTGATGAAGAGTTTCCCATAATTTTGATATCTTTGTAGGGATGTTTACTCTACGACCTCTTAACGAATCAGACTACGACAGCATTCTACTTGGATGGTGGGAAGATTGGGGATGGGTAGCACCTATGAAGGATATGCTACCGCAAGATGGTATCGGTGGGGTTATTGTATACGACGAAGAAGAGCCTGTATGTGCGGGCTTTTTGTATATGACAAACTCAAAGATGGCTTGGGTTGAATGGGTGATATCAAATAAGAATTACAGAAAGAAACCACAGAGAAAAGAAGCTATAGTGTATCTCGTTGAGACGCTTACCAATATCGCAAAGAACAATGGCGCTACGTTCGCTTACACAGTTGTAAAGAACCGATCGTTGTCAGCGATATATGAGCAGCTTGGATACATTGATGGTGACAACAATATAAAAGAAATGATTAAATCATTATAACTATGCCCGCATTTACTACAGTAGCCGCAGCTGCCGGATTAGCAGCAACAGCAGGAACAACATTCATGTCTTTTAAGCAGGCCAACAATCAAAGAGATGCTATGCTTAATGCTCAAGAAAAGGCTGATGCCGCAATGGCTGAAGCTCGTAAGAAACTTGACGTTAACTTCTATGAGTCACTATCTATTCCTAAGGAAGCTTACGCTCAGCAGGTGCAGGCTAACTTGGTTGCAGGTGCTCAGGCAATGCAGGCCGGTGTTGAAGGAGAGGGTCGTGGTGCCGGAGCTATAGCGGGTATGGTACAAGCTCAGCAGAACCAAGCGCAGAATGAGATTAGAGCCAACATGGGGCAAGACATCTACAACCTTCAGGCAGCTACGGCTCAGGAGGATGCTCGCCTTAGAGACATTGGTATTCAACTTGACCTTGGCGAGGTTGAGGGTGCTCAGCTTGCAGCGGCTAATGCTCAGGAGATGAGTGCTGCTGCAATGCAACAAGGTATGCAGGGAGTGACAAGTCTTGTAGGACAAGCTGCAGAGATGGCTCCGCTATTTGAGAAGTCAGCATCAACAAGACAGTATAACAAGTTGATAAAAGAAAACGTAGGAGATAAGCCGGGGCAATATAAAACAATACAAGATTTTCAGAACTCTCTTCCGAATACAAATTCTACTATTGACCTATCAGGTGTTGGAAGTACTACTGATTCTGACTATATGGATAATCAAATCGCTACATTAATGTCTAAGATGCAAGCTGCAGGTACTCCTATAACAAAAGAAGATGCTGCAAAGCAAATTACAAAACTTATGACAGGAAATCAATTTATGGATTACATGATACAACAAGACAAAGGTCAGTTGAAAGGATTGAGAAGAGAATTAAATAATGATGTTATTAGCTTCTAATAAGACATGGCAACATATTACAAATACGCAGAGAGATCCGCAGGTAGCCAAGTCAATTGGGCCGAGATAGGTAAGAACCTTACCGACACTCTTCAAGAGGAAAATAAGTTACGTGAAGAAAAGAAAGCTGCTATTGACGAGGCGTCAAGGCAGTATGGTATAACACTTGAGAACTCTCCTCAGGGTGAAAACACTACGTTAAACCAATGGGGATTAAATTTTGGAGGAGATGCCCAAGAGGCTCGTCTCCTTCAAGACAGATTGCTTAGACAGGGTAAGTTGAGATTAAAGGACTACACTATTATGCGTCAGAACTTAACTGACGGAACTAAGCAGGCGTTTAATCTTCTTGATGAATATCATGCTGAGTATAAGGAGAAGATGGAAAGATTTAAAGCTACAGATCCTGCTAACGCTTCTCAGCTATTAGAGTCGTGGCTTTTAGAGCAAGCTGAATCATTTTCTAATTTTAAAAACTCAAAGCTTTATATCAACCCTACAACCTTTGCTGTAAATATAGCTAAGGTAAATAGAAAGGATGGTGTTGAAGAGATGTCAACCAACCCTAACGACTTTACAACTGTCAGTGAGTTGCGTAATAGAATTAAAGCTCGATACGACAGGTTTGATAGTGATAAGTATCTTGCACAGCAAGTTGCTTTATTAGGTACTGAGATACAAGCTGAGTTAAAATCGGGTACATCTACAAAGGTTGGTCAAATAATAACTTTAGAAAGTATTCTTGAAAGACCCGGTGTTAAAGAAGCGGTATCAGTAATGGTTGAAGCGGGGTTAAATTTACCTACCAATGTTAGCTCAGTACTTACTAACGATCTTGGTAAAGATGATAAGGGTAATACTTTTTCATTTACATTTAATAAAGATGAACAAGGTAAGATTACTGCAGACAAAAAGAATCTTATCTATTTAGAAAATATAGATGGTCAGTTGACACCAAAGTTTACTCCTGAGCAGAAAGAACTTGCGAAAAAATATATGCTTGACAAGTTTAACACAATGCTTACCCGCAAGGAAGATATCGATGTGTTCACTGAGCCGAGACCTGCTGCTTCGACATCAACATCGTATAAACCCACTGCAGGTCAAAGCGCAGATGCAGGTCTTGGAAACTTAATAGGATATTTATATAGTGGAGATGAAGGGCAAGTAAATGCGGCTATCGACGGTTTAAAAAATATGAAAGGAGTTCAAGATATCCAAAGATTTAGAGATCGTGTTGAAGTAAAATTTGAAGGAGATAGTCAGTATAGACCAATAAAATTTGGCAGTACTATAGAAGATTTTGTGAGGTCTTTTGGTCTTGCTTTAAACTCTGAGGCTGATCTAAACGCAATGGTAGCGGGTGCTTATAACATTGGTAACCCTGTTTTAAATGAAGGGTATGAAACAGGACCTGACTTCATCGGTCAGTTTCCTACGGGCTATGATCCTAACAGCATAATCGACCGAACGAAAATGAAGGTATTGACTGATCAGTACGAGCAGAGGAAAAGAGAGTACAATCAAAGAAGAGCGGCACAACAAAATAGCGGTGGTCAGCAAGGCGGTGGTCAGCAAGGTGGTGGTACAGGTGAGTTAGATTAATTATTGAAATAAAGATATGAACGAGTTACAGAAGTTATACGACGTATTAGTTAGAGAAGGAAAGTATACAAAATCCTTTGAAGAATTTCAAAACCAATGGAATGACGAGCAGTATCAATCAAAGGTATACGAGGTAGTACATCGTGATGGTCTGTATACAAAGGACCGTGACTCTTTCAATCAGAAGTACGGAGCGCAATCTCAACAGCAAGTTCAACAACAACCTGCTCAAGAAGACCAAGGACTTGTAGGTAATATAAAGTCCCAATTCCTTAACCAACAACCTCAACAACAGCGAGAACTTCCTCGCATGCCGAATCCGGGAGAGTTAGCCAACATAGGTAAGGAAGATGAGGATGCTACATTTGATTCTCAGGGTAACTACAACCCTATCAATGCGCTTCCTGAATCTGTAAGAGTAGGAGCTAAGGAGAGAATGGCAGAGAGCAAAGCAAGAGAGGAAGCAAAAAAAAAAGAAGTGGACAAATTGGCTTCGCAATCCGATTTATCTTCACAACAAAGTCTTGTGGAATCTACTGCAAGACAGCAAGAGGAGGCGTCTTCATCGGCGTCTCAGCGGTACGAAGCAGCAGCTGAGAAGTTTCCTATCCTACGCAACGAACTTCTTAAAGACGTATACCAACAGTTACAAAAGGAAAAGGACCTTCCTTCTTTTGTAAAAGATCAACTTAATAGCATCACGCCTAACCTTATAAACTTAGGTGAGGCTACTCCATCGGGACATAATATTCCGGGGATGGTTCTCTCAGCATTTCCTATTATTGGTATTCCAATAGGAGCTAATTCGCAAACTTTAGCAGGACTTAGTGTTGAGGAGGCTGTAGTTCCTAAGATGAATTACATGTTCGGCCCTCTTGGTTTTACGTTTGAAGAGTCAGGAGCAACAGGGGATTACATGACAGTAACAGCTCCTAATAAAGATAAGATAGAGATATCTCTTAATAACTATACCGAGAGTAGTAACACCGAAGAAGCAAAGAAACTAAAAAACTTTATTGCTTCTAACTCTACTAAGATCCCTCAGATAGAAAAGTATGCTGCACAATATGCGGGTAGTGACATGAGATTCAACTCCGAAAAGCAGATAGATATCCACACAGAAGGTATTTCAATACAATACGATAACTTAAATAAAGACGCTGCGTTACTTAGCAACGATATTAAAAAAGTTGAAAGTGATTTGGAATATCTTAATAGCGCTCCTGCTAATGAGAGAAACACTCCGCAGTATCTTGAAAAGAAAAAGGCTACTGAGGCTGCTCTCTTGGATGTTAATACAAGAAGACAGGAAATCATAAGTAGAAATAGTCAAATTGAGGCCAACAAAACAAATCTTGATAGAGCTGTTGGTAAATATTCAGCGATGAAAGCTGAGCAAGGCACATGGACCGGAGCTACCGTGTCTTTTATTAGTGAAGGTGTTTCAACTGCATTATCAGGACTTGCTAATCTTGCTTTAGATTTTAGCTCTGTAGACATGACGGGAGACGTATCTCAACAAAGACAGTCTGCTATCAATAAGTCGGTTTCAGATAAAGTAGCTACGGGAAATGTAGAAGAGGATGCTAAGCAAGGAGGATTTGTAGTAGATGCTGCGCTTAGATTGAATAACTATAATAGAGGTCGTGGAAAAAACACCATGCCTGAACCAAAAGAAGGGCAGTCATATAAAGATTGGTATAACTCACTGAGTGCTGACCAAAAGAATGATATACGTATAAAAGTAGAGGACGATATATTAAAGCGTTCTAAAGAAATAGTATTACCTACGATAAGAGAAGGTATTAAAGGAGCTATAACCGATCCTAACACCTCAGTTGAGTGGAAGCAATTAGCAGAGGAAGGATTTTGGGGTGGCGCTTACGCAGGTCTTATCAAGTCAGCACCTGCTATGCTTGCTCCCGGAGGATGGGCAGGAAGAACAGCAGCGTTCTTTGGTCAAAGTAATGACGCTGTCAATGAAGAGATGAGTAAGAACCCTGCGTTTGCAGACGTGCCTGAGTCTGAGAAGCTATTGGTTTCAATACCTATTGGTATAGCTAACGCAGTATTAGAGGAGATAGGTCTTAGTAACTTGATTAAGAATAAAGGTCTTGTAAATAGCCTTGTCCTTAAGGGTCTGCAAAAGGCAGGAGTCAACGCCACGGAGACAACTCTATCTAAGATAATAAAGAACGACGTAGAGAGCATGGTTGCAAGAGGCACGCTAACTCTTGCCGGAGCAGGTCTTGCTGAGGCTGAGACAGGTGCAGGTCAACAGATTGCTGAGTATGCGGTGAAGGATATCTATAATATAGCTAAGGAGAAGGAGATGTTTGACACCCCTGACTCTTTGAAAGAATATGTTTATGATGTAGTTAGGTCAGGAGCACAAGAGGCTGTCGGTGGTTTCGTTATGGGAACACCTTCAGCTGCAGCGGCTGCCTATCGCAAGCAAGGATTTAAAGGAATGAGTGATGAGCAGTTCGAAACATTTGAGGCGATAGCCAATGATGAGAAGATGCAAAGCTCATTCATCGCTACCTTAAAGACCAAGGTTGCATCGGGTGATATGACAATGGAGACCGCTAAGGAAGAGCTTAACGACTATCGTAACTCCGTTGGTTTATACAGATCCATTCCAACAGACCTAAGCACTGAGGCTAAGAAGGAAGCGATGAACTTGGTTCGTGAGAAGCAGGTAATTGAAGAAAGAATCAAAGACAAAGACGAAGCCTTAGTAAAGAAGCAGAAGGATCGTATAGCTGAAATTAATGTACAACTAAATAACCTATCAGAAAATGCCGTTCAAAAGCAAACAACAAGTGAAGTTCCTATTCAGTCAGAAGCCGCAGTTAGCGAAGAAGTGGCGGGAGGAAAACCCGCAGCAGAACCTCAAGTCACTACCGAAGAAGGTAAAGAACAAGAAGTAAATCGTATAAATCCTGAGACGGGAGTTCTTGAGGTTGGTTTAGCAAACCCACCGATAGTTACAATTGAAAGAGAGACTGCTCCTGCTGCAGAGACAACTACCCTTACTCAAGAAGAACAGGATAGAAAGACTGAGCTTGAATCAGCTATTGCAAAAGATAATGGAAAGGGAACTGTTACTGTAGGTGACGCTCTTGTGCCAATCGAGGAAGCTCAGGCTGAGTTGGATGCGTTGAATAGTAAAACAGAAGTTGAAACGCGTGAGTCAGTTGAAGCTAATAGAAAAGCTGAGTTAGAAATATTCAAGGATAACCTTGATGACGCGTTTAGACCGGGAAGTGATGAGACAGTTGGAGAATATATCAATAGAAAGTACGACGAATATATCAATAGGAAGTTTGGCGAAAAACCAACCGCTGAAGTGACGGCTACCGAGGAGGTGACTACTCCTAACTTAGAACTTCAGACAAAACAGAATGAAGTTAAAAATATTGATGTTAAAATTGCTGAAATCAATGATAAGGCTGACGCCGAAATTAATGATTTAAAACAGGTTGCTAAATCCAAAACGAAAGAAGCTGAACATAAAATACCTAAATCTGTAAGTTCGTATTTAAGCACTCCTAATTCAGATGGTAGTTTTAACAAATCATCTGAAAAAACATCTTTTACTCCGGGTGCTTCCATGTGGGCTTTTGAGCCCATAGGAAATAACAGATTTAATGTATATATAGCTAACAATGATGACGCTTCAAAATTAGCTTTAGCATTTCCTATTAGAAGTGTAAGTCCAATATTTCCTAATATACAGGTTGATTTTAGTAGTGGTGAATTGATGAATGGTAATTCTTTAAAAACCATAGACCCTGCTGTAGTTGAACTTCAAGGAGATAGATACGTGTTGATATCTCCGGGTAAAATAGATCTTGATAATAAGCTTGTGAAAACTAAATCTACAGAAGTTGATCAAGCGAAAATAGATGAAATAGAAAAAAGAAGAAAAGAGGATTTAGTTAAATATGAAAGTAAAAAGAAAAAGATTCAAGCCGAGTTGGATGCGCTGAATACTAAGGCTACCACAACCGCTGAGGTGACGGCTACTGCTGAGGTTACTCCCGCTGCTGAGGCGGCGCCTGCTCCTAAGAAAAGAGGAAGAAAGAAGTCTGCTCCTGCTGCTGCAGTCGAGGCAGCTCCTGCTGCTGAGGAGAAGCCAACGGCTAAGCCAAAAGAGGAGCCTGCTAAAGGGAAGTCTCTTCTTACCGATAAGGTTAGAGCGCAGATATCTGAGATTGTAAAAGAATGGAACAAAACAAAAAAGAGATATCTCAAAGAAACAGGTGAAGAATCTGAAGGAAGAATTGAACTTGAAGTCCATGGGTTTATAGAATCTGCTAATGGATTGTATGAAGATCTTTTAGACTTTGATTCATTCTCAGGGTTGAAGAACATAAACAAGGATATAGAAAGAATTATAAAAAATTATCCTAATGTAAGCCGTATCGATTTCAAATACCCTGAACGAGCAGATGGTGGAGATTGGAATTGGATTACTATCTACGAAGTGCCTACCGCTCCTAAGGCTGAAGCTGCCCCCGTAGTAGAACCTGCGCCTGCTCCTAAGGCTGAGCCTGCTCCGACTCCAACACCTGCACCGGCTCCGGCTAAGAAGACAGCAGCTGAGAAGAGGTTGGATGAGGATATAAATCAGACATCTAATGAGGTTGAGTACTTCAAGGATGAAATTGAAAAACTCAAAGAGGAAATTGCAATAGAGAAGGGGAATACAAAAGAAGAGATTGCTAATGTAAAAGAAAAGATTGCCAACATAAAGGCAACTGTAACAAGTAAAGCTACTCAGAATAGACTCATTCAAGAGCTAAAGGATAATTTAGGAATATTCAAGGAAGACCAAGAAAATCAGTTAGAAATATACGCTGAGGACATGGTCCAACTGAAAGCTGATTTAAGAAAGGCAGAGGCTAAACTGAAAAGACTTGAGGCGAAGAAGGCGGAGACGTCTCCTGCTCCTGAAGTGGAAGCTGAGCCTGCACCTGAGGAGAAACCTGCTCCGACACCTGCTCCGGCTAAGACAGCGAAAGAGATTAAGGCTGAGAAGGAGTTGGATGATGAGATTAAAAGTCTTGAAAGAGATATTGATATATCTATAGGTAAGATTGAGGATCTTGAAAATGATATTGTAACAGAAAAGGAAGATAAAAAGGAAGGTACAGAGCGATTCAAGGAACAGATAGCTGAGGTTAAGCAAAAGATATCAGCCCAAAAGAAATCAGGACTTCCTAAAGAAACTATCAAGACACTTGTCAAAGAACTTGAGGTTGAACTTGATGAATTAGAAGCTAAGTTGTTTCAGTTCAGAGAAGATCAGGACGACTATGTTGAGTCATACAAAGAAGAGATTGCTCAAGAGAAAGCCGATATGAAGAAGGCTCAGAAGAGACTTGATAAGTTGATATCGAAGAGAGAGCAGATGACTCAGCCTGAAGCTGCTCCTAAGAAGCCCGGCATTATCTCGATGGCTGAGATTGAAAAGAGATTCCCTCTTGCTGCTGAGTTTATAAAGGCGCAGTACAATAATATTTCTGAACTTACATCTAAAGATTCTTTAACCGTATTAGCAGAAGCTTACGATCAGTTAATGAGATATAAAGTAGGTGCTGAAAAACGCTTGCTTCAAATAGAAGAGATTGAAAATTTAGTTGAATCATTAGAGCAAAGTGTAAAGAAGGTATCCAAAGAAGAATTCAAGAAGCAGATAGCTGCAAGTGGTGACTTCACTAAGGCGCAACTTAAAATATTCAATGCTCTTGTTGATTCACTTCAGACTGAAACAATGCCTGAGTACATGTCGGATGAACAGGCGGCTAAATACAATGCAGGAACTGAAAACTTTTATGTCGCTTCTTTAAATAGAATTGTTTCAAAACAACCTGAAGCTTTTATCCATGAGATAGGTCACTTTGGTTTCTTTAGAATACTTTCTAAGGAAGATAGAATGAATTTCTATCAGTATATGATTGACTCTAACTATGGTAAGGGTAAACCTTCTTTGGCATCTCGAATGGCTGTCACTGTAGATACTTTGCTTGGACGTTCTGCTGAAGGTCAAGAGTTTAGATTTAAATCCAACGCTGCCGACAATTTCTCTGAATACTTTGCACAGCAATTCTCAGAGTGGTATATGAACGAACGTCTATTTCCTAAGGAAATAGATGCCATATTTGGAAAGGTGGCTAAGTTCTTTAATTTACTCATAGAGAAACTTAAATCAGGTGAGTATGTAGATAAGAATCTTAGCGAATACTTTAATAAGATATCTGTTAAGATTGAGAAGCAGCAGAAGAAGAACGAGAAGATTCAAGATGCCCTTGGTGTTGAGGAGACAATGATGAATGAGCTTCAAGACCTTGAAGACTTCTTCGGTATTGATCCCGAGATCTCTCCGATGAATATGAAATACATAACACCACTGCAGAAGATGGCGTTGATGTACAACATGACTGAGAGCGGGTTTTTCCCAAGAAACGTAAGCACGTCTCACGTGAATAGAGACTTCGCTCAATTCAACTTAGAGGCTAAGCAGTCAGCGTCAGGTTCATACTACTTAGTGAACAGAGACACCAAGAAGATGGCTCGCCCATTGCGACAGCCTAAGGGTGGCATCCCTCCGCAGGTATCGAGGATGAGTGTGACTGCTCAGCCTGCTACTGTTAAAGAAATACTTAGAGAAAAGTTAGATGACAAGGACATTAATTCATTAAGAGCTTCACTAAGAAGAAAGGCTCCTGATAGCTATATCATTGAGGTGTTAGATGAGTTGCAGGAGTTAAAGAAGAATGAGAACTTAGTGCCAAGCCAATCTGAAGTTTCTGATTTACTTGATAACGGAGTTACTCTTGGTAATGTAATCAATATGCTTATTGAAGATGGAGTATTTGATAACTCTCAAGAAGCTATTAGTTACTTCACTCAGATTGGAGGACAGGAGTCTCAAGGATTATTTAAGAGATTGTCGGGATTAAAAACAGGAATATCTCCGGAAGTTTCACCAATGAAAGTAACCCCTATCTCTGTCAAGAATATGGGCATGGATGAGGTGATAGAGACAGCGAGAGAGAATGGTTTCTCTGACGATGTGATCAAGGCCCTTCTTATGAAGAGAGGGTACGCGGCTAAGGATATTGACAGCGCCCTTACGTTCAACATAAACTTCGCGTCAGCGTATACCAACAACAACCCAAGAACAGACAGCCCACTGCCGCGTCCATTTAGAACCCTTGACGGTGGCGTGAACGCCGGCATCAAGTTGTTCTTCGACGTGCGTAACAAGCTGATTGACTTTGCTAAGTCTGACCCTAAAAAGAAGAAGACATACGCTGAGATAAGAGCGAAAGCTATCGAGCTTCTCAAGGCTAACCCTATCTTCCAAGGACAAGAGGACACCAAGCAGTTGGAGTTGATTGCAGCGTTCGACAAGACGCTTAACATCACAAGAGGCAAGGCGATATCAGCACAGATAGCTGACATACGCAAGGCCATCAAGGAGAGATTAGAAGGGGTGAAGGACCTGAAGAAGGCGCAGCTTATCTTGAGAAACTTCATTCGTCAAAGCCTTCCGGCTGTGAAAGTGCCAAGAGTATTCTTTAACCTTGAAGGGATGACATCGCCTGCTGAAGGGATAAACTTCTTCAATGGTCTACGTAAGCAGATATACGACTTCGCCCGCACGGATGCAAGTGGTGTTGTGGGTAAAAAGATATTGGTGAAAGATGCTGAGAAGATTAAAGAGTTCAGCAGAAATTTACTTAAGAATACTGAGCTGTATAAGAAGCAGTCACCGGCTGTGCAAGCAGACATGGAGAACGCTCTTATAAATAGTCAGTACACCAAAGGGGCATCACACACCCTTGACATCTACTCTCAGAAAGAGGTGAACAAGTTAATTGATATAGTGTCTCAGACAGATAGCAAGAACTTCTTATCTCAGGCTGAGAAAGTATTTGACATCATCACTGAGCAGAGAGCTAAGATTAAGAATGGTCTACTGAAAGAGATACTAACCTTGGTAAATAACAAGGCGGCATCTAACAAGACTGCCTCAGGTAAGGTAAGGTCAAAGGGATTGGATGCGCAAGGCCAAGCCTTCTACAAATCAATCAAGCCAATCGTTGCAGCTGCCATTAAGAATGACACTGAGGCGATGATAAAAATTGCTGATGAGCTTTCTGATTTAGAAGCTATCGGTGACGCTCTTGATAAGGAGGCAGCAGGAGAGGACCTTACTACATTGGAGCGTGCTCTTCTTGATAAGGTATATGCATTCGACACCTTCGGCGATATCCTCAACATGGAATTAGAAGAGGTGCAGGATCTTCTCGATGGTCTTAAAGGCATACGCTCAGCGTCTATCATTCGCTTGAATGAGAAGAGAGCTGACCGTGCAGCGCAGAGAGAAGCCATGACGAGAGAGGCTGACGAGCAGATTAAAAAAGACTTCAAAGCTTTATACAATCCTGACGGAACGCTTAAGGATAAAAACGAACTTGATAATGACAGAGCTATGATATGGCAGTCATTTAAACAAGGAAAGGTATGGAATGCTCTTGCGCAATGGCTTGAGCGTTATGACTTTTTTACAACCAATATAACCGATTTCTTTAGAAAGACATTAGCTCACTTGGGTACTATCTCAAACATCCTCGATAAGTCAGGTACATTCTTTAATGATAATGTATACCGCCCGTTGAATAGAATGGATGAGGCTAATAAGACTGCATATTCAAACGAGATGAAACATCTTGATACCTTAGCGAATTCTATTAAAGGAGTAACCAAAGGGTACAGACAGATCCGTAGACTTATTGAATCTGCAGGTGTAGTTAATATGGTTATCAATGGGAAAACAACCCCGAAGAACGGTGATCAGTTGTTAAGAATATACGCTCTTAGTTTGAATGAAGTTCAAAGAGAGAAGCTTCGCAATATGGGGTATACGGATCAGAAGATTGAAGATATTAAAAAAATCCTTGGTCCTGAGGTTATTGAGTTTGCAGATAAGTTAGTTGATTATTTTTCTAATGAATACTACGAGTCAGTTAATGACGTGTACTCATTTGTTAATGATATAAACCTTGGCTACGTAGATAACTACTTCCCTACTCAGACACTTTCTAAATCTAAAGAGCAAAAGGATTCAATAGATCAGGATTTATTAAACGGTAATTTCAACGGAATCTTTGACGCCGAGTCTTCACCTGCGTTGAAGGAACGTACAGATATGTCGAGTCCAATCGACTTATCTCCTTCATTTACCAATGTTATTGAGAGTCACTTGCAGACAATGGAAAGGTACAAGGCATATGCTGTTGGTGTAAAGAGATTGAACGACCTGTTTAAGATTGAATCTGTAAGTACATTACTCGATCAGACAGGATTGAAGTCTACCATGAAAACTCTTGTTAATAATTCCATCAATCCCAACGCAGGTATTAATGAAACGCAAGCGAGATTCAGTGGTATAATGAACAAGTTCTCAGGATATGCTTTGGCTTTCAAACTTGCTCAGATACCAAAGCAAGCAACTGCTATATTAGCTGCGTATGAAGACTATCAGTTCTTAAAGAACAGAAAAGTTCCCGGATTAGATGCGGTTATGTTTGCTTTTGACGTAGCTAAAGCCTTGACATTTGCTCGTTCTAACTTTAACAAGTTCTACAATACATCAGGTAACTTTAGAGACCGTATCATAAAAGGTGTTGAAGGTGATGTGTATGGCTTGGAAGCAGGAGGAAGAGTGTTTAAACCTCTATCTCAAAAGGCAAATACATTAGGTGACGTGAAGAGATTCATAAAGTCATCTGCTGCATCTCCAACAATGGTTGGTGATATCATCAGTGTGTACGGTTACATGGCTAACTACAACAGAGATATCGCTAATGGCATGAGTCCTGAGGCAGCATTAGAGAAGTTTAACAACTACAATGCGACACTTCAATCTCGTAGAGCAGCTGACAAGAGCGCTCTTCAATTTAGTAAGAGTGGATTAGTTAGAGCGTTTTCAATGTTTGGAAGCACAGGTATCTTACAGATGAATAAGGTATCAATGGCTTATAAAAACATTATGAGAAGTATATTTTCTAAAGGAGAATTCCCTTCAGGAAAAGACTTGAGAGCGTTGGCTATTAACCTTGGTATAGCTAACGCTGCATTCGTTGCCGCGTCATATGTCTTCGCTTTAATGAAAGGTGATGACGAGGATAAGGAGATGGTTGAAAAGAAAATGTTTGAAGCTTTGATTGGTTTAAACCTTCTTTATCAAATACCATTAGTAGGAACAGCAACAGAAGAGATAGTTAATGCTATTAAAAATAACGCAAACAAAAGCGAGACATTAAAGGATATCTTCGGAGCAGAGTTTATTAATAACTTGAAAGGCGAGAAGGTTATGGGTGGTGATGTAACCAATCCGTACTCATCTGTCTTTAGAAAGATTAAGAAATACTATGACGATGACAATACTATTATTGAAAACTTCAGACCTGCTGCTGAACTTGCATTAGGTATGCAGCTTGATCCGTTTATCGGGTTGTACAAAGGGGCAACTGAAGAGTTTGACGACGAGGTTATGTATGATATCTTAGGTATCAGTCCATCTTACCGACCAAAGAATGCGAGCAGTCTTGAGAATATGAGTAAGTCTGAGATGAAGAAGTATGACCCTGATGAGTACGAGAGATTGTATGGCCCGGGGTCAGATGGCTACGACGAGGAGCAGGCTAAGAAAGAAGAGAAGGCTGCTGAAAGAAAGGCTCGTAAGGATGCGATGGATGACTACTACAACTACAGCTCAGGAGATGGAGTGAAGAGAGGAGGAAGTAGAATAGGAGGTAGAGGCGGAAGCAGAACAGGCGGATCAAGAACCAAATAACTATGGCAACAACAATAATGGCGGGGGTGTACTTGGTACCCAACTCAGACGAACAAATAGTACCTGAGATATATATTGACCATGCTCTGATACAATTTCTTGACGAGGATGGGAACTTTATACTTCAGATAACATACGAAGAACTCAGGGGCGTGATGGCTATCATCGCCGCTGAGCAGGAGAAGAGTCACCTACGCATCATTGCTGCATCTAAAAATAACTAAACGTACCTAACGTACTTTAGATTCTTCTGCTTGTCGAAGTAGACCATCGGCTCTTCATCGTTGACAGCGCCTTCTCTCGGCGTCCGTCCGCCCCACTTTAGGTCTCCTTCTAACTTGGATATCCTGCCGTAGATTATACCGTCCTCACAGGCCCATATGACCGTCGGATTGAGTCGCTTGCTGTGTAGCTTGTGTAACTTAGACACGCTGAGCGGAAGCGGGTATGCATCATATAGTGTTTTGATCCGGCCCTTAACCTCGACGTAAGCAATCAGCTTACCTTCCTTATCAAAGACCTTGAAGTCTATATCGAAGGGGTCAAGCTTTTGAAATGACCCACCGAATACAGAGACGAATGTTTCAATAGCACGTAACTCCCGCTTAAGATCTTCCTCTCTTTCAAAAATCACGCTCAATAGATTTAAGTAACTCCTTCAGCTCCATGATTAACTTAACAGTCTCCTTCTTACACGCCTCGTGTTCTCTATCGACAAGAGTCTCATAGATTATAGTCAATGAATCGTGATGCTCGTTAATGAGTATCAGTATCCGTGCAGCACGTTCATTTTCTAAGTTCATTTGAATAGGTCTCCGTTAAGTATCTTGACTATCTTCTCAGAGATAATAGGTTCCATACCAATGGGTGTCCTTTCGTCCATCTCCTTTAGTATTTCTTTAAACCTGTTGTACATCATCTTTGATTTCTGAAGTCTTTCGTTCTCCAAAATTAGTGAATCTATTCTATATTGCAATTCTTCTGCGTAACTATTACTTGGCATCTTACCTACTACTCTTATTGGTTCAACTCTTTCTTTAAACGAACGACTGCATTCGAAGTAAATATCCTTCAAATATTTATCCTGAGTGATGAGGTTATAGAACTGCTTTATCCCTACCAATACCGTCGCGTGGTCCTTACCCACGTAGTCTCCGATAGATTGCAATGTACAACCTTGGTTTCTCATAAGCACATAGAACACCATCCTTGCGTAAGTGAAGTCAGTCTTCTTGGTCTTGTTCTTTATATCGCATCCTGATACTATCTGTATCGTGCTGCGTAGCAAATCAAACTCCTCTATCTTATTCATTTCCTTTGTATACTTCTGTTTTAATTCCGTGATTGTTTAGTTCTTTCATTCTATATTCTTGTAGCTTACTTGGCTTCTGCCCCGGCCGCTTCACCTCGCTGAACAGCACACCGCTGTCAGGTGGTATCGCAAGCAGGTCAGGTATACCATTCTTGTTGGTGCGTATGAGCTTGATTACATAGTAACCTTCAGCCTCAAGTTGCTTTATCCTTTTACTCTGTATCTGCTGCTCTGTCATTGGGTACTGTTCTTAATCCCCACATGAGGTTAATCATATTCGCCTGACGGACTGCTACGCTTTTAGGATAGCGCTTATGCTTGCGTACATATCCCGTCAGCCATTCGATGAACTTCTCTTGTTGGTCAAGGGTCATGCTCCACTGCATATACCACTCATCCTTCCGGTCCTTTATGTCGTCGTAGCCTACGTCATGGCCGGCAATGACGAACATCACGTTGATGATCTCGCGAAGCATCTCTTCATCGGTCTTTCTTTTAGCTCTCATCTTCACCTCCAAATGTTTCGTTGTATATTTTTTCTTCATCGACATATTTATTAAAAGAATCATTACTTTCATTCAATACCTTATAAGAAAAATTAATCATCTCTTCCTTGTGCATTGATTTGGCTTGTTCAAAGATTTCTAACCATTCGTATAATGATTTAGATTTTACCATTTGGTCTTCCGTAATGCAATTGATTAACCAATCTATACTACTTAGCATTTTATTACTCATTGTTACCTCCAAATGTTTCGTTGTAGTATTGCTCAAAACTTCCTTCATCATTCAATCGATCTGCTGAACCGTTGAAGTAAGCACTTTCCATCTCCTCCTTGTGCATTACTTTGGCTTGGTCAAATGCTTTTCGCAAGTCATCAAGTTGATTTGCATAAAACCATTTTCCTATCTCCATATCCACTAACCTCATTAAGAAGTAATTTAAACTACTTTGTTTATTGTTACTCATAGCTTTAAAATAAATTAAGTTGGTTCTCATCTACCTTGTAATGCACCTTGTCAATGTCAAGAGCGTCAATGTTTTTACGTGCCTCGAGGATCAGCTTCTTCATATAGATGGCGTGGTCCAACGACTCCTCGTAGGCGTGCTGCATCCACTGAATAGTATCGAGCTTAGCCTTGTCTACACTGACACCGTACTTCTCGATGCCCATCTTCTCTCTTACCCTGAGGTCAAGCATGACCTGAGCGTACACTTGTTTTGGTCTACCCATTTTGTATTTCTTGTTTTACTTGTTCCCAAAATCTAAATTCACTATCCATGTTCTGAAGTTGAAATGAATCTCCTCTACCATAATCGGTAAGTGCTTTTTCTATTTCATCTACTGCAACGATTGCACATTGTTTTGTATCTCTATACAAATCAATATTATGGTCTTTTTCAACCCATTCAAATTCATTTCTAAATTTGCTTACTAATTCAATCGCTTTTTCTTTTGGTGTCATTCTTTGATTAGTTTTTTAAAGTGGTTAAGTGTGAAATCTTTCTTCTTAGTTACGGTCTTGTAAATGTCGTGCTCAATTCCTCCCTTTGCAAATATCCAATACACATCGCTCTCAAGTCTATCCTTAGTGGTCATGCGATCTCTCGCCTGCCAATAACTTGTAGCACTGAAGTCAATGTTATAGAAGATAAGGCTGTCCGCATTGCGCAAGCTGATACCCTCACGACCCGATACTATCTGTAAAGCTATGGTCTTATGAGAGTTGTCGAACTCCTCAAGGTCAGTAGTTAGTTGGTCTCCATACACACTCTTCAGCGCATTGAGTTCTTCCTTGAACTTGTAGAAGATACCTGCACGCTGACCAACGAAGTTGTCGTAGATGAACTCAGCCTTGGAGGTATCAATCACCATCGACTCACCGCTCTCAAACTTAACAGTACCTGAGTACATCTGATGCACCTTGCTCATAAGTTTTACCGGAGTGTCGGCAATGATATCATTGGCCACACCCTCGATGACCAAGTCCTTCTGCAGGCGCTTGATCAACTTATAGGTTGATGGTTTCATATCCACCTCAATGATATGCTCTCTCGTCTCCACCTTGAAGCCCGCCTCCTTCTGAGTATAGTTGATGGTGAACGGACGCATAGCATCAATGATAGTATCACGACCATGTGAGTAGTCCTTGATGAACATACCATTTACTTTTTTCTGCTTAATATCTACATAATCATCGCAGAATTTATAGAAATTTGCATAATGATTAAATGGATTGTTTGGAATACCATACACTTGGTGATATATCTGCGAGTAAGACTCCGGAGATGGCGTACCCGAAAGTAAGATGACCTTGCTGTTGTGCTTCTTGATTAAGTCTTTCACCTGCTTAGCCCTTAGGCTTGGCTTAGCGAAAGCACCCATGCTGTGTGCCTCATCGCAGATGATCAAGTCCCATTTGGTGTTAGGCAGCTTATGTAAACTCTCGTAGTTCATGATTGTTAAATCATACAACGGGTTAAGCATCTTGTAGTCAGCCTCAATACTACTCATCGCTTTCTTCTTTGTTAAGAATAGGACATCAAAGGCTGAAGTCATTGATACAATACCGAGGCTCGTCAGTGTCTTACCTGTCCTCACCTCCATGGCAAGGTACAAGAACCCGTGCTCGTTGAGAATCTTAGCACCATCATAAATGATCTTGGTTTGGTAGTCTCTGAACTGCACTGATTCACATACGGTGGAAACTAATTCGTCTATAATCTTATCCTTCTCTATCTGCTCGTTGAGGTATAGGTTCTTGTAATGCTCAGCGCTACGCACGATGCGGTCGATGACTTCTTTGTCTGTCTTAAACTTAAGCGCCTTCTTCTCTACATACTTACGACCCACCCTCTCCTTCACAGTCTTCTCAGCAAGCACAATAGACTTAAGCAACTCGCACTTCTCCCACATCTTTTTGTGTGAGCAGAAGCTATCTAATGGTATTATGTCAGTCATAGTTCTCAAATTTTAATAGGTATATACCTTTAGATGTTGGCATTCTATCTATCCACATAGGCTTAGAATTGTAATGAGGAAACGCTATTAGGAACCATATCCCACCTTGTCTTCTCCTATACCATTTGAAATCGGATAGTATTAATTTAATTATGTCTCTCATATCTCAAAGTTTGTTTGATACTCACCCTCATGCTTGTTGCGTATACGCATCCATCTGCCTTGGGTATCTCTACCTTCCTCAGGAGTGATGCCTTCCTTGAACAGGCAGTAAGAGACAAGCCACTTGTAGAACTTGGTCCTGCTGATGGTCATCTTAGCCTTCGGTGCGTAGTCCGGATACTCACTGATGAACTCGACATACAGCTTGTCCTTGTAGTACTTAGTACCCACGTCAAGGATCTGACTGTTCTTATCATTGTCGATAAGACCAAGCCACTCGATGAAGTCGTGACAAGTCTCAGCGGATAGCTGACGGATGTTAAGGTTGACGAACTTACTCTTGACAAGACCCGTAGACAGGTATCCCTGCAGACATCCTATCATGTAGTTGTCGAACTCACACCACTCCTCGTCATTCCAATCCCCGAACATCAGCTTACCGAACTCGTCGAGCGGAGTGAACGTCTTGGTGTAGTGCTGATGGAACTCAAGCTCCCACTTGCGGCGAGCGAATGAGTTACCCGCACCCTTGATGGCGTAGTTGGTGGTGATAGCAATCTTCGGTGACTTGCTGAATGGTATCTTGATAGCATCCTTGTTCTTCTTCTCAAGGGTCAGCCCCTCAGTAACCACTGAGAACAATCGCTCGAAGTCGAAGTGTTTCTTCACGTCATCGAAGACAAGTATCTGCGTGTCTGCTGACACCAACTGATAGGCAAAGCTACGCTCAAAGGTGAACGACTTACCATCGATGGTCACCACCTTCTTCATCTGACTCAGAGCGTTCATGAAGATACCCTTACCTGTGCCACCCTCAGGGTTGTCACTGATCACCTCATCGTTTAAGATGACAGCCGGACAGAACGATAGGTTCTTATGGCCATGCATCATGAACCCAATGGTACTCTCGGTAGAGCTGACACGCTCGGTGTCGCCACCGCATATGTTGAGGATGAACTTAGGGTATGAGCATCTGCTCGACACCTCACACTGAGTGAACACCCTGTCTATCACGTGGTCCTTCCATACGTACCCACCAAGGTCAAGGTAGTCGATGATACTCACGTCGCCTGCGGTGATTTTCACCGCACAATTGCGGTAATAAAGGTAGGCTGTGTCCTTAGAATCCTCGATGAAGTATATCTCAATGGTCGACAGCAGGGACAGGAACTCTTCCTTGAAGAAGCGTGTGTTGTCCGCGAAGTAATTGTACACTGAGATGTCATCAAGGTCAAGCAGATGTGCAAGGACGAAGTCCTTAATCTCCTTCTCTGAAGTGTGGTCTATGAGGTTGTTGGTCACCTTCACGAACACGTAGTTCTTACTACCCTCGGGGCAGTACTTGTAGAAACCATTGTCCTCGAGGAACTGCTTGAAGAGTATGTGAATAATCTTTATCATACCCTTGTCGTTCTTCGACCAAAATATTTGCTTGGCATTGTCCTCTTCTACCTTATTGAGAACCGAGTCTATGGTCTCTGAGTCTAAGTTGCTATCCTGCAACTGCTCCCTGATTTCTTTTTTTGATACACCTCTCCTGAGCTTGGCTCTCACCTGATTCACCCGCTCCTCATCCTCGTAGTACTTCGTCCCGAAGTTCTGAGTGTTCTGATATGCCGAGTCAATGGTACGTTGAATCTCACCCATCGAGAAATCTTCTGATGCGTACTGACCCAAGATGTATGAAGCCAAGCTCTTGTTAACTCCGAAGTCGTTGAGCGCCATGGCAAGGATGTACACGTTGTGGTTACGCTGACCCTCAGACATGGGGTATTTCTTATGCCACCACTTGACAAGTATCTCAACGATCTTGTTCTCGTCGGTGATAGGGATGGTAGCCATGTCTCTGTACTTGGTCACCTCAGTATACTCCGGCTCCTCAATCTTGTCCCACACCGAGGAGTTCTCGTTGATGTGGATAAGAGGGTCATAGGACTCATAACAAACACGAGAGATGTTCTTGCTTGTCTTGTCGAAGTAAGGCGAATTAAAGTACTTCTCTAAGCTATTGAAGTAGTTGGTGTGGTTCTCTGCATCGGCAGGTATCTTGACAAGCGCCTTAAGACCATTGCCTGACGGCGAGATAAACACGCTGTATACATACTTGTTCTTGGATAGGTTCTCCTTGTCTTGAAGTAATGTCTTCTGCTTGTCGTAGCCGTCGAAGTCCAAGCAGATAAGACCACTGTGCTCCACGAGTGCCACGTCTGCACGCTTGGTGAATGTACCACTGAAGCAGATGGCAGGGAGTAACTTCTTAACCTCGTTGCGCAAGGACTTCTCCTTCTCTGCGCGAATCTTTTTTACCACGTCTTTCGACTTACCTTCCTTGATTCTATTGAGAATCTTAGCCACACTAATATGAAACGGAGCAGACGTTTCCTTAATGTTCTGAAAGATTGTGACGATATGTGTCATACAAATGTCGTTTTTATGTTACTTAACTAATTGATTATAAACTACCTGTCGATAATGTCAATTCTTTCCCCTTTTTATTATTCAAAAAAAAATAATAATATATAGAAGTATATAGAGAGAGATATGGACATTTATTTTCGACATTTTCAACATGATAAAAAAGGGGAGTCGCCTCCCCTTTCTTATTGATTAGAGTGCGGATCAGAATGGTACTTCATCATCGTCATCCTCTGCTGCTTGCTTAGCTGCAGGCTTAGTAGCCTTAGCCGGAGCTGCCTTAGCATCTCCCTTTGCCTTTGGTTCAAAGGTGTCAAGCTCAAGGTAGTAGTTACCACTACGTGCCTGCTTGATGTCGAGGTTAACCCAACCGTTCTTACTGTTGTTCTTGATGAAGGCGATAGCCTCATCAACTTTTAAAGATAGTGAGCCGATAACGAACTCAGGTGCGGTCTCTTTTCTTTTGAAAAGAAATCCATCAGCAAAGATTTTTTCTTCTGCCATTTTGATTTGTTTTTTTTGCCCTAATCTGTTTGTTAACTAAGCGGAGAATCTTTAGGGCTAAACGCCCCGCTTAGCGGTGTGACTATCTCGTCAGTCACCAACGTCCCTGTCTGAATTTGTAAGTATATGTTGGGGTCGTACCCCTCGTCCTCCCTACGTGGTCATTCAAACTATGTCTTAACCAACCGCGAGACAGCGGTGCAAGGTCAATTTGAGGACGACTTAATGCAATAGTTCGTCTATGAAATAATTATCAATGCTGTCGTCAGGCTTAGGCCCGAAGAATTTCTTATACACCTCGATCGCTTTCTCTACCTTGGCCTCACCACCCTTGATGAACTCCTCAGTA